ATATGTTTGATGTTACTAAAGGTACAAAGCTTTTTTCAAGTGGGGTGAACAGTGCCCAAAATTGTCTTTCATTTCAAAATGGTTTCATTAGTACAACACCTAACGGTGGTTCGTATACTGGTATAAAATTTGAAGGTTATTTTGTCCCAAAAGAAACTGGTACATATTCGTTTGGTATAGATGGTGATGATGCTGTTGATTTTTCTTTGGATGGAATTGTTGTTACGTCATTTTATGGAGCACACAGCTTTGGTGGATACAGATATGGAAATGTTTCTTTAGTTGCAGGTAAATCATATAAATTTATGGCAAGATACCAAAACTGGGGAGGAGGTTGGGGTATGCGTTTAGTTTGGAAAAGACCCTCTCAAAGTACTTGGTCTCTACAATCAAATGAGGTGACAACTACAGACCCACCAAAACCAACTAAACAGGCAATTGCAAATTTCAAATTCAATACTAATTTAGATGCAACTAAATTTTTAATTAATACTTCGCAGTTAGATGTCACAGGTAAAGTTGATATTACAAATGATTTAGATAGTATAAAAATAAATGATGGATTTAAACCTACAATTTCTGCAGGAAATACTGAATGGTCTTATGTAAATCCTAATGCTAGTTGGTTGGGTAATGGTAATAGTAGACTTCTTATAGACATGAGACAGTTTGGAACTGTAGACCCCACAACTGTAAAAAATGTTAAAATACTGGATGCTTATGACGGTCCTGTGACTTATTTAACACATGATGTAAATGGATGGGCTGAATATAAAGTACCTTCGTCATTAACTAAAATAACAGACGGTACTTCAACGTATCTTCCAAACATAAGAGATGTAAATAATTCACACACTGACTACGCATTCACTTGTACCGTTTCATTTATGCCAACAATGGTATATAAACCACAGTCAGTTGTTGTAAGCACCACAAATAATTTACCAACTCTATATAATAGTATTTTAACAGTTTCTGATGTTTATTTGGCCTTTAAAGAATTATCAAATAATGGTTTATTTGGTAATCAAACAGGAAATGAGTTTACCTACGGTATTCAGTATAAAAATTCAGATGTAAACGACGATGGAGTATTTAATGAATCCGATTGTTTTTTGTTATTACAACATTTAACAGGGGTAAAAAATATTGTAGACAATTTGACTTTAAACAGCACAATAAAATTGTTCTCACAAACAAAATATGATTTAATAGGCAAATCAAATTGGACTACGATATCAAATAATATAGGTAATAATTACTCATTTGATGTAAACACAGGAAAATCAATTGACACCTTAAATATAGCAATTGCTTGGAAAGGAGATGTTAATTTATCTCACTCAACTACACCAAATTCAAATGGATTAACAACTAATAGTGTTAAAACTATGAACTCGAGATTAAGTACAAATGAAATATTTGCATCTTTGATGGGTGAAAATATTGATAATAAATTAATTGTAACAATAACTTTGGACCCATTACAACAAGAAGTTGTTGGTACTCAATTTCAGTTAAACTATGAAAATACCGCTTTAAAATTTGAAAAAGTTGAATTTACGACAAAAGGTAATCCTATAAATTATGGTACAGATAAAGGTAATTTCATAAATATTGGTTCATTAATATCTGATGGGTCAACTACTTTGGATAAAACGACAGAATATAAAATTACATTTTTACCTCTAATGTTATTAAGTGATACTTTAGGTCTAACCTCAGTTTCTACCACAGACGCTGTAAGTAAAAATGGAACACAATTAAAAGTTAAAATGAACTAATGAAAAAAACACTATTTTTATTTTTTATATTTTTAATGGTGTCTTGCACAAGTTATAAAATTAGAGTAATACAATACGATGGGACAGGGTATTCATTGTATTTGCCAATGAGAAAACATGGTTTGGATAAATGGTATGATGATAATATTGTTTATTACTCGGAAGATATGGCAAAATTTAAAATAAATAAATGGAAAAGTGGTGAATACTATTCAAACCCTTGGAAAAAACCAAATTATATCAAAATAAAATGATAAAAAAATTATTAATTATACCTTTTATTTTATTAGTAGGATGTACAATCCCTGAAATACCATTTCCTGAAGTAATGGCTAAAGATGATATTTTTAGTGTAAAAGAAAGTGCCGTTACAAATGCACAGTCAATACATTTCAAATTATTATCTTCAGGAATACACACATTAACATTGATTAATAATTCCAACAATCAAGTTGTTACTAGAGAAAGATTTGTTGGGCAAAAAGGGGAAAACATTAAAAAAATATATACAAATTCCTTACCTAAAGGGTATTTACTATTAGTGTTAGAAGACATTAATAAGAATCAAATTGGTAAGACAACAATTATAAATAATTAAATAAAAACAAAAACAAATGAAAAAGGTATTTATAGTAGTATTAAGTTCAATGATTCTTTTTGGATGTACAAAAGAAAATGAAATTCTTCCAAATATCCAACAAGTAACACCTGAATTAGCAATTGCAAATTCTGTTGGAATAAAGTTACAATCTCCATTCGTAACTTCTGAAGTTGCAATGAATGTAAAAAGTCAAGTTGCTGGAATTGCAACAATCAAAATTTTTGACATTTCAAATAAAGTGGTGTCAAAAGAAACAATAGACCTAAAAGTAGGTGATAATGTACTTAAAGTTTATACGTCGGCATTACCTTCATCGGCTTATAGAATTGGATTCTACGATGTATCAGGTAAAGAAATGGGTATAACAGATTTTAATAAACTATAAAAAAACAAACAAAATGTTAAAAAAAATATTTTCTTTTATTAAAGGGTTATTTGTCAAAATTGACAAATTGGAAGAACAAGCTGAAGTTCTGATTGATAAATCAGCCAAATATGCTCCTGGTTTAGCATCTGATGCTAAGAAAGTATTACATAAAATTGATGAAATTGAAGAGAAGTTAGAATCTCAAATAAATGAATCGGAAGTAGTTGCTGAAAAAATTGAAAAAGCGGTTGAAACTAAAGACATGGCAGATGTTGCAGATGCAATAAAATCCTCTGAAGTTTTAGTTGAAGACGTGAAAAAAGAAGTTGAAGAAATAAAAAATGAATTAAATAAATAAAAAATGGCAGAAGAAGCAGAAAACTCAGGTGGAGGTTCTTTAAAGAGCATACTAATTGGATTGGCAAGTACAATTGCGTTAGGAGTTGGTGGATATGTTACTAAACAATTAACAGGTGAATCAGATGAGCCAGCACAGGCGACATCAGCACCCGCACCAGTGATTAACATTACAAATTCAAATCAACAAGCACAACAAGCAACAGGTGGTGGAGTAAAAGTAATTGAAAGAGTCGTTGAAAAACCATCAGGCTCAGCTAAACCAGCGCCAGCACCTAAACCTAAGAAAAAAGAAGGAGACGAATTCAAAGAAGAGGCTCCAAAATGGTAATATAATATGTCACAACCAAGCACAGGATTTAGAGATTTATTAGATGCTATGATGAGAAGAAGATGGTTTATTACAGCCATCGTTCTTGGTGGATTCATGGTAATCATATTAGGCATTTTTGTTGCAATCATGAACCAAAATCCAATGTCAACTGAATGGAAAGAACTTCTATTGTTGTTATTGGGTGCATTTATTGGTAGTTATGGTAAAATCATTGACTATTGGTTCTCTGATACAGACAAAGATAAAATGTTAGTTCAGAAAATGGACGAAGAAGATGGCACATCCTTAAGTAATACTGCGGATATGCCAAACAATCCAATTGTTCCAACTGACGTATCATCATTAGTGTTACCGACCAAGTCCGACCAAGCTGACGACCAAGCTGAAACACCAAAAGAAGAAAGAAAAGGTGTTGAAATTGATGAAGATGGTGATGGTAAAATGGATGGTTTAGATTTTGACGGTGACGGTAAAATTGATATGTATTTTGAACACAGACAATGTGAACATGTGTGGGGAGATGAAGATGGTGATGGTGAAGAAGAGTGTTTAAAGTGTGGTAAAATCAAAGAAATTTTACCTATATAATAATATAAAATATAAAGTCAATATAAAAAAGGGAGTTTTTACTCCCTTTTTTTATTTGTGATATTTATGAGAATAACGTAATCATTATGAAAACTATACTAAACAAAACAGGAAATGCGTTGGCTTGGGGATACTTGTACCTAACTTGCCTTATTGTGTTTACAGGATTATCAGTCCAATCATATTTTGTATATCTACAAATGACTGACCAAACAGAAATAACTAAACAATATGTAAAAGAATTTGAAGTCAAATTTCACGGAGCATATAAAAACGACCCAAAAAACATTTGGTATAAAAACTAACCTATGAAAAAGTTTATTTTTATTTCTTTTTTGGTGGTATTGCTACCATTTTTAGGGGTTTCCCAAACTATTGGGTCAACCAAAACAGAACAATATAAAGCATCTTTTGAGACAAAGACAGACATATCTCAATATATGGATTATGACGGACCAACAATTCCAATTCAAATCCTAAAATGTGGTATTAGTGATGAAATGTATGAACAATATCCTGAGTTAAAGGAAAAAAGAGTTGGACTTGGAGTTGCAAATATCACTTTAGAATATCTTGAAAATTTGGACCGTTTTACATTCACAGAAGATAAGACTGAAATTAAAAATAGAATGGTAAAACAATTTCAGGCTGCTCAATCAGGAATTACACAAGACAAACTTGATGGACGTGGTAAAATCCGTCTGGCACATTATTTTGTTGAGATTGAGTGTTATGACTACTCAGTGTCAGAAGATGAAACAGTGAACCTTAAAGACGGTGTAAAGAACATGTTAGTAACCCGTATAGGTTTACAAGTTCGTTTCACAAACGCTGAAACTGGAGAAATTATTGCAGGTTCTGGATTAGGTGAAGCAAAAACAACAAGAGAGTTAACTTTCTTAAGTGATGCAACAGTAGACGAAGTTAAATTTAATCAATCAACAATTAGTATTGCAACCAAAAAAGCGTTGGATATTGCATGTGCAAGAATCTTAGGTAGAATGGTTAAAAAAGGAGTATTTAAAAATTAATGAAAAAATATCTAATTTTATTTTTTTTATTTATTGGATTCTCGTTGAATGCACAAGTAGTAATGACTCAAACATTTATTGATAAATGTAGTGGCGAACTTAAAATTGCCACCACAACTTATATAAATGGGAATGCAGTCGTAATATTTTACAATCAAATGAAGTCATTTACACCAGCACAAGTTCAAAGTGGGGAATTACAAGTTTGGTTACAACAAACTTATTTAACTTACAACTCAATGGGTTGTCCAACAAATACTGTAGTACAACAAACAGTACAACAAACTGTAAATCAGGCGGTCCAACAAGCAGCGAGTGCTGCTGCAACACAAGCAGCAAGTGCTGCGGCCTCTCAAGCGGCAAGTACTGCAGCATCTCAAGCAGCAAATTCAGCTGCTAGTAGTGCCGCAAGTTCTGCTGCTTCATCTGCTGCTAGTACAGCTGCGACAGCCGCAGTTCCACCACCAGTTACTCCACCACCTGCAGTGGCGACTCCTCCACCAGCGGCATCAACACCACCTCCACCTTCTTCAGATAACGGCTCTACACCGCCACCCGCTCAAAGTAGTAGTAATTCTTCATCAAGCTCATCTCAAGGTGGAAGTAATTCTTCATCATCTGAAAATAAAAGTAGTGGTAGTTCATCATCAGAATCTAAATCAGAAACAAAAAGTGAATCTAAATCAGAATCTAAATCTGAAAGTAAAAGTGAGGAAAAAAAAGAGGAATCTAAATCAGAGTCCAAAAAAGAAGAAAAAAAAGAAGAATCTAAAAAGGAAGAAAAAAAAGAAGAGAAAAAAGAGGAAAAAAAGAAAGAAGAAAAGAAAAAAGTTAACGATAATAACCCATTATTATTTGGTTCAGATTTAAGTTTGACCGAAAGTCCTGATAGAACGTTTAACACTATTATATCATTGGGGTTAAGTAAATCATCTTTAATGGGTAATGAAAGTTATAGTGTTAATAGTATGATTTGGAGTACTTTCAAACAATTTGCATTGAGCGGTGGATATACAAAAATGGACTTCAGTTTGGGTAAACTAAACGCAATTCATTCATATTCAGTAACTACAGCATATTTGAGTGGAAACTATATGGGCTTAGTAGGATACACATATATTAAACCTAATCCAAAATATGGTACATACGGTTATAATATAGGTATTGTCAATTTATTCATTAAAAGCACTAAAACTTCTGGTGACGTGACTAAAGAAGTTTTCAATCAATTGATGTCATCCTCGTTGGTTACATTTTGGACAAAACCATATCAGGTAAACAAAAAACTTACACTTTCACCTCAAATATTTGTCATGTCATCTCCATTGTCATATAGTCCATCTACAGGGCAAAACACTGTTAATCGAGATTTTGGTCTTTTAGTTGGAAGTTCGTTCGATTATAAAATAAGTAAAAGATTTGGATTGAGTCTAAATTATAAAGTTGCAACTTCAACGGCTGAAGGAGCTCCAATTTTAAGTAACTTCTTGATTGGTTCAAGATTGATGCTTTAAACTAAAATGTTATGGATGTAAAAAAAATATTAACCATTAAAAATTTTGTAATACTATTTTTACTGACAGGTATGATAGTAGTATCATTTATGTTAAAAAACCAAAAACCTACAATTATTGAAAAAGAGGTTCTAAAAATTAAAGATTCAGTTCAAGTGGATTCCGTTCCATATCCTGAACCATTCGAAGTATATCTTGAAGGTGAAACTAAATTTGTCGACACAACAATTTATGTTCCGCAAAAAGTTGATACTTCTAAAATTTTAAGTACATATTATGTTAAGAGTGTTATTAAAGATACTCTAAAATTAAAAGATATTGGTATGGTTATTTTGACAGATACTATTGTTAATAACAAATTAGTATCTCGTGTTTGGACTACACCTAAAATTAAGTCAAAAATTGTTAGAGATACTATTAGAATAGCTGAAGAAAAAGAAAAACAAATATTTTTTGGAGTTGATGGTTCAATAAACAATCAAGATATGATTAATGGTTTAGGTTTAGGTGTTTTATATAAAACCAAAGACGATAAAATATTTCATTTAGGTGCAGGTGTATCGAATAGGGCAACTACTGGAATGAATTATGAATTTTTTCCATATGTCGGCGGAGGAGTTTATTGGAGATTGGGAAATAAGAAAAGACAATAAATATTTACAGTAAAATAGGTTATGGATTTAGATAAAATTGAAAAATACTTACAAAGGTACATTGATGATGTTATTGAACCTCAAATTAATGATGAATTAGTTGGAGAAGGTGACGAACCAATCAAAATTACGGTACATAAAGTAACCTTAGGTGAAGCGAATCCAAATAGAATTAATTTTTTCTTAGATATGGACCCAGATTGGGCTCACGGAAGTATAATTAAAAAAACGGATTTGGATATTTCAAGATTTTTCAAAATGTTAGGTGTCGGTAAAAATCTTCACATTTACTGGAATAAAAGACCATTATATTAATAAAGATTTTTTGCCACACAAATTACGAATTGCCACGCAAAATGAAATTTTCAATTTTCTGTGGCATAAAGTTATTAAATAATTTCGTCGATTTTGAATTTCTTGACAAACGCAGGGAACGCGTTCTTGTAAGATTCTGGACTTTCATCATTCATTTTGTTGGTATATTGCCAATTCCAATAGAATTTATTGTTAGGTTTGAAACCAAAGAAGGAATGAACTTTCTTTTGAGTGTCAGTAACATCCAAACCTTTCCAGTTTTGTCCAACACAAATAAAACCAGTTTGTATATTTTCAACAATATTAGGTTCACCTAATGTTGTGTGTCTATTTTCAATCCAAGTTAACCTTTCAATTAATTTTTGATAGTACATATTTGTTTGACCCCATCTTATAGAAGAGAAAAAGATGACCGCATTTGAATCAAATAATTCTTTTGATATCTTCCATAGTTCATCGTCCTTATCGTTCAAACTAGCCCAACATCTGTGATAACCTGTAGGGTTTTTATCTTTGTCTTTCAACTTTGCTTTCAACAAACCACAAGAGTTTCCGTCTTTTCTCGAAACATTACCTTCACAAGGTGTGATGTTTAATTCAGGAACATCAATTAATACAGCTTTGTCACCCAAGTATTCTTGGATAACCATGGCTAAGATTGTAGACTTTGGAATATCAATATTATTCTCATCCCAATTGTAACGATTGGAACATGGTAACAATAAAACTTTATCAAGTTTGTCCAATTCCATAATAGTTTCTTTAAGTGACTTGAAAGTCCCTGTTGAAACATTTTTTTCTGTAACTTGATACTTGTCTAAAATTTCGTTTAGTTTGTTGTTATTCATAATAATATAAATACTCCATAAGTTTATAATAAAAAACCCCATCTAAAAATGGGGTTAATTTAAGACTTACCATGTTCGTATAGGTTCAATTTCTTGTATAGGAATAGGAAGTTCAGGTTCATCCATAACAGTTTCTTCACCTAATGTTTTACTAAGAAGACATTCTAGTTCAACTTGGGAAATAATTTTGTCTGAACATAAATCTTTGTTAGTTTTTTCAGTTTTAAATATTTTTTTTACCACAGGTAACATATAATCTTCAAGGTCAAGATTTAAGAATTCAGTACGATGGTCTGATGCTGTCCAAAAACTAAATTCTCTATCGTTATATATCCCTTTGAATGATGCAAATTTATAACCAGTTTTTTTATTATTAAAATAGATTAATGCACCATTTCGCCAATATCTTTCAAAATAAGATTTCTCTTTTTTGTATGTTGTGCACCATTTAGTCCCTGCGCCATATTTCGAAGAAGCTGCAAATGTTAAAGGTCTAAGAATTAACCATTGGTCATCTTCATATTCAACATGAACTTGACCTTCCATTTCTTTCTCTATTGCCTTCATAGACGCCAACGACACCGCATGACTTATATCACCAATAGTTTGATAGGAAGTAACATCTTTATTATCAAGTAAACCTTGTTCCATGTAATTTCTAAATTCTTGAAAAATATCAAGGTCATAAGAATTAAAATGTTCTACAAGTGACGACATTGTGATTATTTCATTACAAGTTAAGTCAGATGAATCAATTCCAAAACTTGACAAATGACCCGACAAATCAACCATATATTGTATGCGGTCTGAACTAGAATTACTATAATTTTTAATAGTAAATCTTTTACCAAATAATTTACATAAAATTGGTAAGTACTTGTAACTTTTGGTATTGTCTAATTTTGCAAAAATATCAATAAACGATATATTGAGTTCAGGGAATTGTTCTTTAATTGTATCTAATCTTGACATAAGTTTAATATTTTTTTATAAAGGTATAAAATATTAAGGACTTAATCAAATAGATAAAAAAAGGGAATTAATTTTGATAATTATTCCCCTGTAAATCCTTTTTCAATTGTCAAAGGTTTGTTGTGTTCTCTAATTTTTCTGAAACCATATTCAGTTGTTGTTTTAGAGATTGTGGCACCAAAGGTTCCACAGATTGCAAATAATACGATAAGTAAGTAAGCCATGTTTTTAGTTTGTTTTAATTTATATTGTGTTTTTCTTATATAACTATTAAAATAATACAACAAAAATGTTAAAAATCAAAGAAAAATAGGATTTTATTGATAAGTTGAAAAAGGTTCTTTATATAATACAATTAAATTTTTTTAACTATAGTTTATGAGTATTTATTAATGATGAATGAATTAGAATTTCCTATAGAAAGGCTTAACAAATTTTTTAGTAACCACATTTTTGAGGTTTATTTACAACCGACACATGATGAGGATTTTACTATACCGACAAATGTTAAGGTAAAGTTAACTGGTGTTAAAAACTACATTAGTTATGGAAATGAAACACCTCACATTCAATACACCCTTTATATCCTACCAACTGATGAAGAATCAGACAACTGGAATACGTTATGGGGTAAAATATATGGTAAAGATACAGAAATAAGCACTACCAGTAACGAATATTCTACCATAAGGTGGATTATGAATGATAAATTACAAAATTTTCTAAAATATTTTGGTGTTAATGAACACGTAATTTGTACAAGGGTTGTTAATAAGGTTGAGTCAAAAAAAACTAATATCAAAGAGTCCGTTGGAAGAAGACATATGAATTTTGTAAAAAAATATTTACAAACGCAGCAATTTGATATTGATGGATACGTGTACAGTTTTTTGAAAGTAGAATCAGACACGGCCTATACTTTTGAATTTACAGTCAATGTTGAATTACCAAAAAAAGGTCAATCATATCTTAGAATAAAATTAGAGGGTGACATAGACGATATAATAAGAAATTTAATTCAGTATCTTGGAGACCAATTCATATACCGTACCAATATATTAATTGATGGGGAGAAATCTAGTAGAGTTTATATTACAGAAGAAAAAAAAGAAGAATTAATTCAAAAATTAAACAAGAAAGTTAGAAGTATGGTTATTGATGAAGATGACTATATGCTTGGCTTCAAAACAAAATGGAAGGCTTATAAAGATTTTTATGGCTACAATGGCGACACTGTTAATTTGAATGTTGATTTGGTAGTAGATGATTTTGATTATAATGGAAAACCATCGATTCCTAAAGAGCAACTTATTCCACATCTTAGAAATTTCTTAAATGAAAGACTAGATGAAAATGATAGTTTTGTAGAATCGTTGGATATTATAGGATATGAAGTATTAGAAAATGAATTAGGAATTACTTCTGGAGACGACATATATATTAAAGTTAGATTTTGGATAAATGAAATTATGGGTAATAGTAAAAGTTTCGGACTTGATTTACCGTTGAACCCACTAACTTTTAGCTAAGTCTCTCGAGAATTTTCTTGATTACCGAGTTTAGAACCATTGACGTAACTACAACAACTCCCGAAGCAATTAATCTTTCAGAAATTAATCCAGATGCAACATCCAAATTTGTGTTATTCAAAGCAATATCTTGAATATCAGTTATGATAGGTATTAAGAATGAATATGCGACAAGGTCAAAAACACCTTTTCCTGTAACACCTAAAGATTTAATGAAATTAACAAATGAAGATTTTAAGTTTTTAGATTTAACCAAAACCTCTTTGAATGCTTCTTCAATACCTTCTTCTTTAATTTGTTCAATTATAGATTTTAAAACCTCGGCATTATCGTAAAAATATGTACACGCAATTCCAATTAAAATTAAAGTTTGTTGGTTTTCATTCAAGTCAAATCTACCAGTTCTTATAAATGCGTCTAATGGCATTACTAAACCACCAACAGATGCTCCCCAAGTTAGAAGTAACTGTAAATTGAATCCATAAGTCTTTTTAGCCTTTGTGATAAGATTTTTTGTGTATGAATATAATATTTTCATATCATCAGTCATTCTCGACTCATCACTCTCCAATAAAATTTTTCTCAATTGAGATTCATTAATTATAAAATCCATATGTTATATAAATATATGCGATATATTTATTGTTATGAACAAAAAACCAAACGCCCTTAATCCAAAATTATCTATAGGAGATAAAATTATACTTCTTCACATGGATGGAGAAACTTCAGTACCTATGGGGTCAATAGGTAAAGTGACAGAAATCAATAATGACCCTTTTGACAAGGATAGTGAGATTATATCAGTAAGTTGGGATAATGGTAGCTCATTGGCAATGATTTCATCAACAGATGCTTGGAAAAAAATAAGAGAGTAATTAATCTTCTCTACCGTAATCGTCTTCTAATCTAATAATATCGTCTTCACCAAAGTAAGTACCTGTTTGTACTTCAACAAATACCAATATATCTTCAGTATCATTGATGATTCTGTGTTTAGCACCTAAAGGTATTGTAATTGATTCTCCAGCACTTCTGAATACTTTTTCATCATCCAAAATTATTGTAGCGTCACCTCTTACAACAGTCCAACATTCTTTTCTTTTTTCGTGGTATTGATAAGACAGTTTTTGTCCTGGATTAACTGTAATCTGTTTAATTTTTGTATAATCTGTATCTAAAAGGATTTCATAAAATCCCCACGGTCTAATATCCATATTATTTGTTTGTTTTTACCATTTCACTGGAATTATGTGTCTTTTCACCAAGTCCATCTACGATTTTTATCCCTAAAGAATCACAAAGTGCTTTTTCAGGAATTTCACCAGCAAATCTATCACCACCTTTTGTGAATATAATTTCACAATCAGGGTCAATTGATTTAATATCAACATAAAGTTTGACGATAGACTGACATACAGATGCATCTTTATCTATTGAGATTTCTGCGTGGTCAACATATCTAATGGATTCCACAATCTTTTTTCTATCGTCTTCTTTTTGAAAAGACGGGACACCCCTTTTTATTTCTGCTTGTTTATCGTTATTCACAATTACCCATAATTCGTTAACTAATTGTTTTGACAATTCAAGACATTCAATATGTCCTGGATGTATGGGGTTTGCATACATTGAGGTTATCCCGTATTTTTTCATATTTAATTACTTAATTTTGCCTTAATTGTAGGGTGATACTTATAATTCTCAATAGTAATTTTATCCATTGGAATTTTATCCCACTCAATCAAATAGCCATCCCAATAAGTATAATCAAAATTAAGATTCAATGTTGGTAATTTGTACGGTTCTCTTGTTTTCAAAGGTATACCAGCATCGTCCATTATATCTAAACCGTTAATTTTACCATAAGCATTTCCACCATCTTCTTCCCAAGTCTCATCTTTACCTGTGTATAGAGCATATCTCTCAGCAAAAGTTAATCTCCTCCCAATTTGTTCCTCGGCTTGTTCAATATGGTTCAAATAAAGGTGAGTATCACCAAGATTTCCAATTAACTCATCAGGTACCATATTGACCTCTTTGGCAATTAATGAAAGTAATAATCCATAAGATGCAATATTAAACGGTAATCCTAAAAACGCATCTACAGAGCGTTGATTCCACATTAATGAAATGGCTCTTGTTGGTATATCAAACATTTCATATTGGTCTTCATAACCAGCCCTTAAAGGTGTACCATCTAATCTTCCACCACCCTTTTCTTGAAGTATTCCTAGTCTTTCGTGTGGCGTTAGTAATCTAGTATAAACTTGAAAACCATAATGACAGGGTGGTAAAACCATTTGGTCTAATTCTGCAACATTCCAAGCATTTACCATCAATCTTCTGCTATCAGGGTTGCGTTTCAAATCTGTCAGTAATCTTTGTATTTGGTCAAACCATAAAGAACCCATCCCTTTTTTACCATCCTCATAATGATAATCCATCCAACCTTGCCATTTTCTCCATTGTTTACCATAGATTGGCCCCAAATCCCCCCACTTTTTCGCAAACTCGTCATTGGTTTTGATTTTGTTAATGAATTGTTCTTGTGATAATACACTACTCTTTATTTGGTTTCCTACGGAATCCATTACTTCTTGAAATTCGGATATATCATTGGAAACATTTAATGTAGATGTATATTCTTCAACTTTACTTACATAGTTCTTATATGCATCACCATCCCAAATGTGGCAATCGTAATCCAATAGGAATTTGATGTTAGTATCACCTCTTAAAAACCATAGGAGTTCTGTAACAATTGTTTTCCAAGCCATCTTCTTTGTGGTTAGTAATGGAAACCCTTGTTTCATATTATGACGAATGGTATAACCAAATATTGACTTGGTACCAGTACCTGTTCTATCGTCTTTAATAACGCCATATTCTAATATGGACTTAAGTAAGTCAGTATATTGTGTATCTAAATTATTCATATTTTTAAATTACATTTCTCCAAATATAAGTGTTAAAACCCATTCAATCAAAAAAATTAGTCCGAACACCATGCTTAATGTTCCAAAACATCCATAAAAAAAATGTTTCCACTTTTTCTTAATCTTAATCATAATTAAAATTTAGAAAGTAATACTTTACGTTTATGCTCTAACTCATATATGATGTCCTCATATCTTTGTTCTTTAGAATCAAATCCATCATTTAATGTTTTAATTTCAGTATTTAAAGAATCAATAACATTACGTAATGAATCTTCTTTACACACATTTGATGTAATAACTTGAATTTCAGTTGTGTGATTATTTGATAATCCCCAAGCAATACCTACAATTATTAATAATAAAACAGGTAATACTAAATTATTTGTCTTTTCCATAATTAATTTGTATCGTTTTTAAATGGTTTTTCGTATTTTGGTTTTAATAACTTCCAAATTATATCGTCATATGGGGCTTTATCCCACATCTTAAATAAAATTGGTCTTAGTTCTTCAGATTGTTTCATTACAAATTCAGCGAACTCTTTTTTTGTTGGTTCGGGGTATCTATCATTAAACTTACCGTAACGGAAATAGTCGTACATCTTACCTACTCTCTCGTCAATGTGGTGAAAACTCCATCTCAAATTCATCATGATACGTTTTACCCAATCATCGAACTCATCAGGTACTCTCTCTAAGAATGGTTCCAACGGTTCGTTATTTCTTAACAGTTCCCATATATCTTTGGTTGAGAAATTAGTTAAGATTCTATGTAGTCGTACATATTCTTCACCTTTAATCTTCATCCTCATTCCACCTGAAAAACGAATAACATAACCTTCATTATTATTGGATATTTCTTTTTTAAGAGTTTCCCAATCTTCCCCCCAAGTTTTATATAATTTTACAACATCAAACCCAAGGTCACTGTAAACATCAATCGGGGTTTCTTTGCCATTCTTTTTAAAATACGCACCCAATAATACCATTTTTTCATCATTGCCGTAATTACATACAATACGATTTTCGGGATATATTATTTCAAATAGATATGTTTTGTGCCAAGCTAACATATCAATTGGATATTTTTTTAAAATTTCAGAACCTTTGACTGCTTGTTCCGAGACAAATGAACCACGAGTTGCAACATGCCACTTATTTTCATAGTAAAACACAATACCTAAAGAGCCATCCATTTTCTCATAGACTTCAAATGTTTCATTTGGTATTTCATCAGAAGTATGTTCTTCGTAATTGAAAAATTTTGGAAATGGTTTTGCAACAACATTACCCTCGTTATCCAACACTAAACCTCTACAATTCAAAGTAATATCATCCCATTGTCCACTATATTGACATTCTCTTGAGTAGTTATAAATTGACAACGGTAGACTAGGGTGGTCTTGCTTAATCACAAGACCCCTGTCTATGTAGTCGTTCAATATGGATAAATCATATTTCATTATTTTTCAATGACCATGTTTGTGTAAGAGATTGGAAAACGTAAGATTGGTCGTGTGTTATCGTTTTCATCTTTTTGCATCACTTCGTAAAGACCTTCAGGTAATACTTTTACGGTAGATACATTTTGAGCTTCAAAAAGGATTTTAGAATCATAGAAATGACCCTCAGTTACTTTAATTGTTTTTTTTGTTGTGTTGAATACTAATGTTTGAATTTGCATGTTATGTGGTTGTTAAATTTTAATTTCAAATCTGTTTTTCATTTTATTGATTGTTTCTTCAGGAACATTATGAACACTTGAGTTTCCATGTCTGTTTTCAACAACAATTGTAAAGATAGTATATCCATGTTGATTTGCCAAATCTATGTATGGTTTCATTTCCCATTCTTGAGTAAATGTATTTGATATTACAATCTTTGGTTTTTCTCTTTGCATATATGATTTGCATTGGTCTTGACACCATTGATGAGCTTCTTTTAGTTTGGTTGCATCAAAGTTGTATTTTCTATCTTGTATAAAATACATGTCCGATTCCAATGTGAAGGCTGAAAATAGTTGAGAAAGGGTGGATTTTCCACTACCAGGTAGTCCTCTTAATAATATTAAATTTTTCATTTTAGTATAAATCTTCTGAGAATAATCTTATCTTTTTTTCTTCTGTTTGTCCAGCATCAAATGCGATTTGGGCGGCTTCTTCCCTGTCAACAAATCTATTCTTGTTGGTAAGAAATCCTTGTACTTCTTCACCAGCTTCGTCAGGATTTGATTTAAGACCTGTAATTGCAACCATTTGATAGATACAATTTCCGTGCCCCCAACCGCTGATTACAATACCTCTATCAACATTATATGGTCTGAATCCACGATTATTTAAGACCTCACCTTTTTTCATTGGCAGGTCTTTATACCAAACTGATGTGCATAAGATATATTCTTTATTTTCCATAATTCGTATTCAATTTACGTCCTACACATTCCGTGTCTTTGTTTACTTTCCAAAGATTCTTTGAACCCTCTGTCATGTGACAATTGTGATTCTTATTTTTTTCTTTTGAGAATTTCACAATTGTATCATTGTGTTTGTTCCTCACAATCCAAGGACATTCTCTACAGGGTTTCTTTTTATCCAACATCTTGTCCTTCAAATCTTTCTTCGTGGTGGTCAAAAAACATATCCGATTTAATTTCTCGTTTTTTCATTAATGGAATAATTTCTCTAATAATGTTATATGGTCTAAATTCAGGATGACCGTCCATTCCAACATCCATTTTTTTTCCTTTACCAAATTTTTTGTCTGTAGGTAAGTGAACGTGACCGTGTAAGTGAATCACACCTGTGTTCATATTATTCCAAGATGCGAGAGGATAGTGACAAATAGTAAATGTCTCTTTACCACCTTCCCATTTCAAATCAAATTGTTCTAATGTATTAACGCTTAAAAATGATTGTTGAATATCTCCACGGTTTCTTTCAATGTGGTGGTCGTGGTTTCCAAGAATTAAGTGAATGTTTTGACAAATGATTCTATTACGAAAAATCTCAATATTTTCAAATCCACCAAACGACCAGTCACCAAGGTGAATCAAAATATCATCTTGACCAACATTGAGGTTAATGTTGTTTACAATAGCCTGATTCATCAACTCAAGAGTTTTGAAATCTCGTGTTTGACTATCGGGAACCTTACCATCTTGAGTTCTCCAATTAGTTACACCCCTACAAATGTTTTTGTGGTTATAGTGGGTGTCAGATGTCACCCAAATGTTTTGGCCCTTCTGTAATTCTATCTTCATCATAATACAAAGATAAGAAAATTATTCCGTAATTAAAAATACAGGATTTTGTTCTCCAGCGTAAAGACCAATAATATTGTAGTCATAAAATTCTTCAGCCTCACTTTGAGTCATTAAGTCTCTTTTACAGAGAATATTAAGAATTTTAGGTTTGGAGTATAAGATACGAGGGCCATTACCAAATTCTTCTACAATACCGATTATAGCGTCATCAAGTCCATCCAATATAATGGCTCCTTCTGCAAATTCGTGAATATCGTAGTCTTCTATACCCATATTGAATGAAAAAACAAGTGTGTTTCTGTTAGGCCTAAGAGTAAATTACCAAGATACTATCAAATGAGAAACAAGAAACACGACTTGTTAATGAAAAGATAAACCTTTCCATTTATTATGTCAAATGTAAAATTAAAAGTATTTATAATAAAATTTAAAATTTATGAGAGGATATTTCGGATTAGGTCAATTGTCTGCAGAGGAAAAGTCAGATATATTAGACAAACACAGACACGTATACGATGGTTATAGAACCATGCAACCAGAAGTGTCAAACCAACAACCACTATATGTTCACGATTTTGCAGGTGACAAAGAGGGAATGGTTGTAAATAACAAAGGTGAAGTTAAGAGATACAGTAATATGGGTATCAACGAACAAGTCGAACAAAAAGAAGTTTGTGATGAGTGTGGCGCAATGATGATGGAAGGTATGTGTACTGAGTGCAACTACGGTCACATGGAAGAAGAAACTGGTCATTTAGATGATATCTACCATGAAGAAGATTTAAATCCAACTGCAGGATTTGACTACATTGAAGGTTCATCCAACGATAAAGATACTTTTGAAGGAAGTCACAAGAATCTTTATAAAGAACAAGATGTAGAAGACCCCGATAATGAAGATGATGGATTTGAAGATATAAACGCATCTGAAATGTCAGAAGAAGATTCTGACGACAAACCTTACGAAAAAGGTAAAATGGGAATGAAAGCTTCTCGTACAAGAGCAACTTTTGAACCAACACCAAAAGAAAAAGATATTTTAGAAAAACTTTTTGGTGAATATGGTAACGATATTCCACCAATTGTTATTAGATATTTGAGAAAACTACCAAGAAAAGTTTTAACAAAAAGATTGATGGATTTAAATTTAATTAATACTGATTTGTTAGGTAAAAAAGAAAATGTTACTGAACAAGGTGGAAATGTTGATGATATGAATGTTGGCGATGTTGCATCAGCGTATGATTTTGAATCTGGTGGGCCAATGAATGGTGGAGATGTTTATCCAGTAAATGAATTAGATTTTGAAGATGAAGATACAAATAGTGCTGACTACGAACCAATGACAGAAGACGATATGTATGCTTACGAACCAGAAATGATGGAATCGGCTTGGGCTGAAGAGATGGATGAAGTTGATGTTTCAGGAGTTCAAGGAATCTACGGAGGAATGGAAAAGGCATATGATTTTGACAGTGATGGCCCAGGTAAAGCAGGACCATATCAACAAAGTCAGTATGAAGGCGAAACTGACGAACAATTTTTACCACCACATGTTTGGAAACACGCAAAAAGAAAACAAGATGCCGAGAAAAACGGTGAAGATTATGACTCTGATGAATTTGACCCATCTGATTATGAAGATTATGATTTAGACCCTAAAAGTGACACTTATTGGGAAGATATCAAAAGCAAGTTAGGAGATTGGGAAGAGGTTGATGAAGATTTGAAAGAATCATTCTTTAACCAAAAAAACAAAATTATGGAAATGTTTAACAGAGTTAACAAATATTAAAATGAAACCCCTCCTAAAAAGAGGGGTTTTTTTATAATATAGTTACAGTATCTTGTTCTTTTAGAAATAAAGTATGTTTTAACCTTTCAATTTCATTTAGTTTATATTTCTCTTGAAATTCATTCAAACTATCTGTACCGTAAAGTATTTTATTGGGCACAAAAATTGAATGTTTTGTAATTTTATCGGTAATTTTTATGCCTAACTGTTCATTAACATCTGATATAAATTTAATAATTGAAATTGTGTCGTATTTTTGTTCAAATTCTTTAATTGTAGATTCAGGTAATTCATTAACTATGAATAAATGGTTTTTGTTTGAATTTCTTCCAATTTTATTTTTAGGGAGTAATTTATAATTTATGGGTAAATCAATAAATTTTGATTCAGTCAATTGATATGTTGTAACTGAATTAACTTTAGTCATTGGTAATTTTTCTTCAATTTGGTATTCAAAACCTATTCTATCATTTAAATTAAATCCAACAAATTTCCATCCGTTTTCTATTTTTTCACAAGATAAATTAAATAAATCTTTATTTGAATAAAATTCAAGTATATTACGTTTATTTTGAATTAGAGATGTGTATAAGAAAATTAAAGAACCAACATCTCTATTTTTATCAATATGATTGATATTCCAAACAAATTTTTGAGGTTTTAAATAAACTATTCCGTATTTTAATTCTTCAATAACATTACTAAATTTGGAAAAATCAGGTACTTCATTAGTATTTGATACTGCAATTACATCTTCAAAATTCAACTCAAGTTTTTGTAATGTCTTATATATTAAATCAATCCTATCACTAAAACCGAAATCAATAGGTACGTATAAATGAATAAGTTTTTCATTATATTCGTCAAAAAATTTATTATGTTTAACAAGTTCTGAAGAATTAGATAACGATTCAATAATTATAAAAGTATCAACGAATGGGTTTAATTCAAATAATCTGAATTTTAGTATATCAATTTCACCATTGAAAAAGATTATGTCAATTATTTTTCTTTTTTTTGTCATAATGTGATGTTTAATGTTGAATTGGTCTTACTCGTTTATTATAATTAGTATAACTAAATTTTATAAAATGTCAGCAAATTATTTTTTCCCTACTCAAAGAAATCAGGTAAACCACTTCAATTATTATTATTTTGATAAAGAATTTAATGATGAAACAATAGATAAAATCAAAAAAATTGGAGATTCAATACCTAAACAAAAAGGTGAAACTGGCGGAGGTTCTGATGGAAAAGTTTCAGAGTATCGTAAGAGCGATATCGCATGGATTCCTGATAATAATGACTCTACATGGTTATATTCTAAAATTGCCGATTTGGCTATGATTGCCAATAGAGAAATGTGGAACTTTGATATTTGGGGATATCACGATAGTTTACAATACACTACTTATAATGGTGATGGTGGACATTATGACTGGCATGCAGATTTAGGTCCTAATATGTCAAACAGAAAATTATCGGTAGTATTACAACTTTCAGACCCAAGTGAATATGAAGGTGGTGAATTACAAATGAACATTGGCGGAAGTATATTAACAGTACCAAGACAAAAAGGATTGATTTGTTTCTTCCCGTCGTTTGTACTTCATAGAGTAACTCCATTAACTTCAGGTATCAGAACATCTTTAGTTACTTGGCTTTGTGGCGCAAATTTAAGATAATGATTAGAGAAAGAGTAAAAGTTGAGGACTATGAAAGAATAAGTCGTGAAAACGAATTTTATTTATGGCACTTTGTCAGAAAAGAAAGTACTGGACCAGTAATGATTTTTTCTTACTTCGAACAAAAACATAGTCTTAGAGGGCATCAATTAAAGGGATTATTAGATAAAATTGATATCCCTTATTTTGAGTCTTATCTTGAAGATAGTTACGATTTTCTTATTAATCTTGGTATATCCGCTAAAAACCTTTGGATACCTGAAACAAACGAGTTCAATACAATTATTCTAGCATTCAACAAACGTAGAAAAGTTACCTCTACGTTTGAAGGACACTGTTTATGTTTGGAAGGTGTTCTTGATATGATATATTTATTAAACCCTAAATATATACTGAACGCTAAATTAGATTAACGTTCAGTATTGAAGAAAAATACTTGGAATAATCGACCGTCATTTATATCTTTTCCAAAGTAATCCAAAGAAACATGATAGTTATCTGCACGGTACATAATTAGTCTGTTAAATATATTACCTACTCTATCAACCATTTCCCATTTAGTATAATCTTGACATTCATCACCAGGAGGTGCTTGTTTTTTGTATTCTTCATCATTTGCTCGTTTGTAATCGTAGTGCATCCATCCAGTTTTCTTATGTCTAAAAATTCCAGTACCAGCGGTTACAGGTGCATCAGGAGTTAAGTAAAGTACTGCAGCCCAATCAGTTGTTGAATCTGCATGAATCCATGACCTATCAGTTGCTGTAGTATATTGAAATGAGCCCGTATATTCTCCGCCCCACCAAGTGATTTCACCTGCAAATGGATAAAGAATATCTCTTATTTTTTTCTTAATACTATCAGATAAAAATGGCTCAGTTCTTTGACCAGGGTAATTTCCTCTTACTTTAAATTCTTGTTTAAGTGCAAACTCTCTAACTTCCATAGGATTTGCATAAAAGTCATCAATTGTTAGTGAATTAAATCTCATATTATAGTTTTATAGATAAAGTATAATCATAAATAGTAATAAAAAAATCATTTTTTATAAGAAAAATACTGACTTTTGCTACCCTTTGTAATATTTCATTATAAAATTACATTAATATGGAAATTAAAGAAATTGTGTCTTACTTCTTGAATACAAGTTCAAATATTTTGGAAGTATCTTTTAGAACAGTTAATGACGAGGATGATGTTTTAAGATTTGATAATATAGATTATACCGTTGCTGAAGATTATGGGTACGTACTTGAATCAGAATCTTTCGATTTTTTTGACAACGAGTTTGAAGATGAATTATATGAAGAAGATAAAATAGAATTAGACGAAGATGAGTTAATTTCATTCTTGAATGAGTATTATGAAATGAACCCTAAAGCATTACCTAAAGCGGATTTTTATTGATATCGTTAGATATTTATAACTATGAATTTAGAAGTAGATTACTTAATACATTTTTTTCAAAAAAATACTCCGAACACAACTAAAGAAGAAATGGATGAACAAGACGATGCAGCACCTGCATCACCACCTTCATCAGGAGGAAGTTCTTCTTCAGTTCCTAAATGGGAGGATTCTTACCCATTAAAAAGAGGAAAGGCTAATATGTTATGGAAAAGTGGAGAAAAATGGACAACAGGTCTTACAAGAGGAGCTGCTAATCAAATTTGGTAATAATAAGATATTTATAAATAAAAGTTAAAATGGTACAACCTAAATATAATCCTGAAGAGGCATTACAGAGAATCAAGTTAATGATGGAATATGATTCATCAAAAACTTTAGATGAAAATAAAAAAATAATTAAAGAACAAACTGCTGGTAGTATAGACCCAACTCTTGTTGGAAATACTTTATTAGGTGCTGGAGTAGGTGCAACTGCTGCAGGAGGTGGGATTGCAGCGGCCATGACTGCAGGTGCAACTTTAGGTAGTGTATTTCCTGTTGTAGGTACTTCGGTTGGTGCTTTAGCAGGGTTAGGTTTAGGAATGTTAGCTAGTTGGGCATCAAATCACGATAAAGGTGAGGCGGGATTTAGACAACTAATCTCTGCATGTAGTGCAAAAGGAGCATCAAGATTAGTCCCAAAATTATCTAAAAGCGAAATTCGTCAAATTGCATATTCAATAGAGGATGCAAAAGGTCAATGGAATGATGATGAAGATGCGATTGTACAAGCATTGACTAAAATCCCAACGGTTGCCGATTTATGTGCAGTGAACAGTAAAGTTACTGGTGGACTTGCGGAATTTTTAGATGATTTGACTGATAGTCCTGATGAATGGAAAATGTTCACAAGACCTCTTGAGGGGATGATTGAAGATACTGAAGTAGTGTTGAAACCTGAAGAACAAAAAAAAGGTGGAGGTACTGGCGGTAAAAAATCTGGAGGTGGATATAAGCCATGTTCAGGAACTTACAGTTACGGGTGTAAATCAGAAGCAATTTCTAAAGTACAGGCATGTCTTGGTGGATTAACTCCTGATGGAAAATTTGGACCAAAAACTAAAAAAGCATTAGCAGCTAAAGGAATTACTTCATTTACAGATGCAGATATCACTAAAATTTGTACAACAACTAAAGTTGAAGAAGACCCGTCATTAAGTGTTACGGATACATTTAATGAACCAGATATAAATCCAGGCTCGTAATATATTAGATATGAAAAAAATGTTAATACAAGAGGACGAAAAATCACAAATCTTACAAAAACACCAAGATTTTAAAAAAGTTCTACAAGAAAACTTAGAAAGTTTAAATAGAGGGCTTATTCAAGAGCAACTTAAAACAGGAGTTGTTAATGACCCAGTTTTAGATGGTGCAATTGCCGCTGGATGCGTTACAGGTGGTCAAGTTATAAGTTATGGTGGAAAACCAACTTATTATAAAGTTGCAACCAAAGATAATGCCCAAAAATATATTATAGGTGATAAATTGTTAATCAATGCCGACTTTACATATGATGTTTTAAGTAAAGAAAATGTTAAAAAAGGTACATATAAGTGGGCTTGTCCTAATATGAATGCTGCTACTGAAAAGGTACAACAAAAAAGTATGGACGATTTAAAAAATGAATATAAAGACAAATCCAAAGCACAAGAATACTCAGAACTTCAGTATAAAAGTAAAGCAGACGACCCTTCGGTTTATAAAAAGATACCATTCAAAGGGGTTGATACTAATTTTTTATACATCCCACTTTACAGAAAAGAATTCTTAGCAACAAAACCTGATGATTATCCTGAAGGTTCTCCTGAAAGAGAAATTTTACAAAAACTTGTTAACCAAGGATATGTACTAGACCCAACACCTTTACAAAAAACAGGATTAACACCAGTTAAATTTGACAATGAGCAATTAGGAGGATTATTCCCAAATGGAATAGTTGCTTATATAGACAAAAGAGGATTATTTAAAAAGGCTGATGAAAAAGGTGAACAATTACCTGCAGGTGGTGAAATTAACCCACAAGAATGTAAAAAATTGATTAATCAATATTGGGAAGATTATAGAGATGACATTTCTGGAGATGATGTTGAATTTAATAAAAAGAAAGCTCAAGTAATGGCATGTAAGAGAAGATACTATCCAAATAGATGGGGATTATTAGGACTTGCAGGTAATCAAATAGATAAAAAGATAGATGTTTTATCTCGTAAAGCTAATGAATTTGATGGGTTATCAATGCCATCAAGAACAAGTAAATGGTTATTAAACTAACAATATGAAACTTAATAAACAAATAAGAAAAACAATTCTTGAAACAAAAGAACAAAAAGAAAAATTTTTAATTGAACAAAGTTTAGTTAAAAAAAGACTCAAAATGATTGCTGGTAATATAAAAACTATTGATGACTATAACAGTTTATCAGAGTCCAAACAACTTAAATTGAATTTTGTTATTTTACAAGAACTTGCATTCTTACAAGAAAACAATTTAATTAATGAACAAGCAGATTTTGCGGGTATTATCAAGGATTTATTTGGAGGTTTATTTGGTAGTGGTGTTGAAACTATTGCAGAACCTGTTGTAGGAAAAATTCTTGATAGTATAGGTTTTAGAGGGAAACTTAAAAATTTTATGGTTTCATTTATAACTTCAAAACCTTCAGATTTAATTAATGCAATGAAAGATTGTAAATTATTAACAAAATTAATTTCTGAATCTATCGTTGAGTCAATGGTGATGTCAATGATGGAAGAACATGGTGCAGGTGGTAAAGGACCATCATTATTAAGAAACTTAATTGGAGGAGCAATAAAAAGTAATTCATTTGTCGCACAATTAGAGTCTCAACTATCGGGAAGCATTTGTAGTTTATTCAACGGATTTACTCAAAATGCAAAAGCAGTTCAAAACAAATTAAAAACTGCTGTAAGTTAATTGATTCATCAAGCGAGAGCTTATTGGATATAAATGAGAATTAAAACGAAAGGGAGGTGTTCTAAGGTCTCAAAAAAAAGAAGGGTTAAACACCCTTCTTTTTTGGTTTTACAATCTCGTCAATAATACCATATTCTAAGGCTTCTTCAGCACTCAACCATAAATCACGGGTTGCATCATTCATTACTTGTTCTGAGGTTTTACCACAATAACCTCCAAGTAATTCAAATAATACAAGGTTAATCTTTTCCCATTCTTTAAAAGTTACACGAGCGTCTTGGATGTTACCGCCAGCACCACCTGATGATTGGTGTAACATAGTACGAGAGAACCGTAAAGAACTACGTTTACCTTTGGTACCCGCACCTAATAAAACTGAACCCATAGAAGCCGCCATACCTGTATTGACAGTTCGGATATCACATTTGATATAATCCATAACATCAACCATAGATAAACCTGATTTAACATTTCCACCAGGAGAGTCAATATGCATCGTGATGTCCGATTTATCAGTTGAGTCCAAATACATTAACTGTGCTTGAACTACGGTGGACATACGGTCATCCACAGGACCTGCAACCCATAACAAGCGGTCTCTCATTAATCTTGAAAAGATATCCATTTGAGTTGCTCTCATTTCTCTCTCTTCCAAAATGTAAGGTGTCATTGAAGATTCAATTTGTTTACCCGCGTAATGTAAGTCTAACGAATTTTTACCTAAGTGGTTTGTGTAATAGTTTTGAAAATCTTGTCCTATGTTCATATGTCTCTTTGTTTTTTTACAAATGTAGTGAAAAAAAATTAAAGCCCCAAAATATCGTCAACAATTTCTTGGCTTGATAAATAATTCCAAGACCTTGGATGTTGGTATGACCAAAAAGTTTTCCAATTACCAAACCAAATTAATCCTTCTTTTCTTGGGTCTATTGTTTTCCAATCCGTACTTGATTTTGGATATCGTCCAATATTATAAATTTTGTAGTAATCTACTCCGTCTGTTTGATAGTAATTCTCAAACTTTTTATTTACAACATCAAATTTACTTTTAATTGCAATTTTACAATCATGAATTTTTTGATATTCTAAAATTCTTTCAATCCATAATTCACATTCATTAATATTATTAGTTTCTAAATTAAACAAAACTAATTTACCTGAATCATTATATCTGTGGTTATAAATTTTAACCAACCCAATTTCATCAACAAATTTATAAATTATAACTTCAAAATCATAATAAAATTCTATAGGGATTGTAAAAACGTTATTAACACTATCTAAATGGAATCCCTCAACAAACAAAGATTGGTCTTCATTTTTTCTGAATTCTCTTACTTCAACATAGTAATAATCATCAGGACCATTGATAGATAGATAAATGTTAGGTCGGAAATCTAATGATATTTTTTCTTTATTAATTGTAAAATACATAATTTTCAATAACTAATTTATCAATAATACCATCCTTTAATTTGTCAAACGCTTGAATTGGAATATCAATTATTGGTTCATTGTGAGAATTAAAAGAGGTGTTTAACAATAAGGGTATACCTGAAATTTGATAATATTCATTTAAAATTTTCCAAAATTCGGGTAATTTTTCTTTATTAACAACTTGTGGTCTCGCTGTTTTGTCCGACTTTTGAATTACTGCAGGTATTTTATTAATCCATTTTTCTTTTGTTGGGTAACAAATTGTCATAAATTCAGCTGAGTATTTTGATTTTGAATATTCAAATACCTCTTCAAATAATTCATCTAAAATTATTGGTGCAAATGGCATTACATCGTTACGATTTAGTCGTTTATTGAGCTCAAAATGTGCATTAACATCTGTTGGTCTAGCTAAAATACTTCTTGCACCTAAAGCCCTAGGCCCATATTCAAACCCATCTCTAAACCAACCAATAATTTTACCGTCATAAAGGTCAATTGCGGTTTCTTTAGAGTCATAATTTTTTACTTTGAAATCATAAAATTTTGAACATTCTAAAATTTGATTATCAGTATAGCTTAAACCAAAATAAACATTTTTTAATTTTTTTGGTTTTAACCATTCTCCCAACTCTACAGATTTACGTATACAACCTCCTAAAGACAATCCCTCATCTCCCATTGCGGGAAACACAAAAATTTCTTCAACCCAATCAAGCTCATTTATTTTCTGATTCAGTTTAACATTTGCAAATAAACCACCTGAAAAACATAATTTATTGTATTCAGGATATAATTTATGTAGGTCATTTAAAAAATTTAACATTAAATCTTCTGTTAATTTTTGTAAATTATAACAATATATTTCTCTTTTAGTCTGAGTTTCAAAGTAACCCTTTTTAAACATTGAATCAACAACAAATTTTGTTTTTGAAGATGTTCCTGAAGGGTAAAAAAGTAGGTCTTTATAATTAATTATTGAGTTCAACATCTTGTAGATGTCTTTATCATAATGACCTTCAGGTGCCATTCCCATAAGTTTACCTTCATCTTTACACATTTTCCAAATTCCTTCGGCTTTTTCATCATATCCCATAATACCTGAGGTACTGAAACCCCATAAATGTGAAAGACTGGCAGTTTGTGCTAATTTGTAATCTTTTAGTAACGTCATTTTTCCATCTTCACAAAGATATATTTTCATGACTGAAAAATCACCACCACCATCATAAGATATTGATAATACCTTACCTTCCATGCCACTTGTATAATATGAACTATAACAATGTGAATCGTGATGACTTATTCTTGAATACTTATTATGTGTCAATGTTTTCGCAAAATTGTCTGTAACAGGCTCAACAAAAACTTTATGGTCGGCTTCTAATATATTAAGACCCGTAAAGTTTTCAACTGCTTGAGACGAAAACTCGGCAACAATATCGTAATTGTCACCCGCCTTAATTCTGGTTAATCTTTCTTCTTCAACACAAGCAATTATTTCACCATCAATAACAAGTGAAGTAGAAGGGCTATGAGAGCCTCCAAAAAATCCATAAATTGAACTCATTATAATTTTTTAGATATTACAAAGTTATTTAAAACTAAAAAGTCCAAACCTGTCTCAATAAAAGTATTAATTGCGTCGGTAGGAGATTCTACTATAGGTTCTTTAGGTCCATTGAAACTTGTATTCAATAGAACAGGAACTCCTGTTTTTTCATAAAATTTAGTAATTAAATTATAAAATCTATTATTACTTGTTTCTGTTACAGATTGATGTCTGGCCGAATTGTCAATGTGGGTAACTGCAGGAATTTTATTTCTCCATTTTTCTTTAACTGTTGTCGTTACTAACATATAAGGAGAATATAAATCAGATTCAAAAATTTCATTTTGATGTTCAAATAAAACTGCTGGAGCAAAAGGCCTATACCATTCTCTTTTTTTAATATCTGAGTTGATGTGAGGAGTTATCCATGATTTAATAGGAGATGCCAAAATTGAACGATTACCTAAAGCTCTTGGGCCAATCTCTGACCCTCCTTGAAACCATCCTATAACTCTATTTTGGGATAACCAATATGAAACTGAGTCGTAAAGTTCTACCTCATCATTTATTTCATTAAAAATTAAATTAGGGAATTTATTTATTGCTTCCACAATTTCATTTCTTGAGTATGTTTTACCTAAGTAAGGTGATAACATATCATCTGATGTAATATCTAATAATTCTTGGTAAGCATACCAAGCACAACCTAACGGGATTCCACTATCGTCTGATGGAGGTAAGAAATAACAATTATCAAATAATTCCGATTTCAATATTTGTTCGTTGGAGTTGCAATTTAAAAATGACCCACCAGCAACACAAACATTTTTAGATTTTGATAAATTTTTAGCTATTTTAGCCAAAATTAATGAAGCCCTTTCCTGTTCTCGTTGATAAATTCCTGCCACACATGCCTTTGAAAAGAAATCGGATGTATAATCAACTTTTGGATAAATTCTACGATTTGGAATAAAAATATCCCCATCAATTTCCTTAATAAATTCAGGAGCCTCTTCAACAATTACAGGGTCGCCATAAGATGCTAATCCCATAAGTTTACCTGCAGTCCATGTATGATTTGTTGGTTCATAAACTAATTGTAGTGAACCTTCAGAATATAATGTACCTAAAGATACATCATCATCAGTTTCTAGTGGTATTGGATATTTTATCCATTTTTTATAAACTTCATTAAATTTATCTCTTGTAAAATGATAAATTGAAATTGCTTCCGTCCAATCCTCTTCAGGGTCTAAACCTTCTTTTGTAACATTTGGATACCAAATTGGTAATTTATTTAAGTGAGATAAAATACTTCCCGACGCATCAGCAACAATTACTGCTGCTTCATCAAGTCCAGAACTGAAAAATGATGAATATGCGTGTGCTAAATGGTGAGGAATGAATTTTAAGTTAATATGTTTGTTAGTATATTCTTTGAATTGTTTTTCAACATTATCAACTATTTCTGTTGTGCTATAGACATATGAATCAATATCTTCTAAGGTTAATCCTAAAGCATTTAAACAATAGTTTATAGATTCAAAAGGTATTTTACCTCCACTATAAGCTCCATCATGTTTTATTCTGCTTAATCTTTCTTGCGTGATACCCACCACCACTTTACCATCCTCAATAATTACCGCGCCCTTATCGTGGCCAACAGAAAATCCTAATGTCCTCATTTACTTAAATTAATTTAATCTTTATTGGTTTTCCTCAGTGGAATCAGTTGGTTCGTCAGTAGTTGTTGTTTCTTCTGACATGTTTAAATTGACTGCGGTACCCTCTTCAATGTCTTCATCACATCTGTAAATGTGAACTTGTTCATCTTTCTTGAATACGATAACTTTTTTAACGTCATCACCTAAGTTAATTTCTCCATTTACATCAACAACAATACCTTCACCCTCTTGTAGAATGAAACCTAATGCTCTTGCAAAAATCATAGATGCGTTAATTAAATCTTGAGCTTGTTGTTCTTGACCTGCTCCTTCTGTGTTTGTAGTATTTTCCATATTTTTAAATTTAATAATTAATTTTAATAAACGAATGTTTTTTAAATATTTTCCTTCTTGTTTTGTACTTAAATTAAATGAATGATTGTTTAAATTCGTCCCAAACTTTATTCAAAGACTTATTTTCATTAATTAATGTTGGAATATAAGGAACACTTCTCATTGACATCTTTGCCTCATCAGGTGTTCTGTTTGATTTCCGAACATTACACTTGAAACATGATGTAACTAAATTAGTCCATGTATTTCCACCCCCACGGGATTTAGGTATAACGTGGTCTAATGTCAAATTTTTTTTTGACCCACAATATACACACTCGTGACCATCCCTTTTGAAGATTCTATTTCTATTAACCCTAATCCCTTTAACACGGAATTTTATGTAATTCAGTAATCTAATAATCAAGGGACGAGCAAACTTCTTATATCCCGTAACCAAAGGTGACTCATCAGATTTTATAATTTCCGCCTTACCCTTATCCACAAGTATGAAACCCCTCTTTATTGATGTAATGTTTAGAGGAGTGTAATCATAGTTCAATACTAATACATCACTCATTATAATCTTTTTTACAAATATAGTTTAATTAATTTAAAAAACAAAAAAGGGGGTGAAACTACACCCCCTTCTATATAAAACAATGTTTAAATGCGGTTTATGGTTTTGAGCTTTTCCTTTCTCAATTCATCCAAGTTCTCATAGTTAAATGTATTTTCCAAAAGACACATATCTGTTTGTTCTATCAATAAATATCTATCACAATTCTTATCTTTGTAAAGTAATCAATAAATAAATTTTATTTATTGTGGATTTTTTTCCAACTTTACATATACTTATAAACACAATGACGAACTTTATTAACATATTGCCGAGATTAGACAGACCTTATAATAATGGGACTGCCTATACGCTTACGTATATAAAAAGTTCGGATGTGATTGTTGGATAGAAAAAACTAACTTAATAATATAGACCCGAACTAAAATAAAAATTAGTTCGGGTTTTTTGTTTTATAAAATAATTGGCTTAAATTTGTAAAACAATCGGGGAAAAACATAGAGATGTTAATTACCCTAATTGTTCTTTGACATGTGGGAATTAACATTCAGGTTGATTGGGGAATGGTTATGTCTATAGTTCGAGAGTGAATACTGACTGGCATAATCGGAGTTTGGAGGTATTCACCAAAGTAATGCCAATCGTAAAAGTAGATGTCCACTGAACCATCTTCTACTTTCCTAATTTTTCTTGGTTCGGTAGCTCAGTTGGATAGAGCAACTGCCTTCTAAGCAGTAGGTCCTTGGTTCGAATCCAAGCCGAATCACCATAGGGAATTAGCGTAGCTCGGTATCGCGCTTGCTTTGGGAGCAAGAGGTCGTCAGTTCAAATCTGGCATTCCCTACCATTAATTCTCTTTTAGCTCAGTAGGTTAGAGCAATTGACTGTTAATCAATAGGTCCTTGGTTCGAGCCCAAGAAAGAGAGCAAAAAAAAGTCCCTTAAAAAAGGGACCTTTTAGATTAGTTAAGAACAATTAATTCTCGTTTGGTTTCACTTTTAATTTCAAAAGTTTTAGTTGCTAAAGGGTTTTTTTTCAAGTCCAAAACTTTAATAGTATATTGACCATCAGATAAACTATCTAATCTAAATAATTTATTTGAGTTTAGATATTCTTGGTGAATTAATTCACTATTTGAGTCATAAATTAAAACTGTTAAGTTTTTATCTGTACTTGATACAGAAAATTTAAATGTACCAACTTGTTTGATACTTGTTGAATCCGAGGCGTTTGCTGCAAATAATGTTGCGGTTAATAAAAGGATTGTGAAGATTGTTTTTTTCATTTTGTTTGATGATTTATTGAAGTTTATTATCAATTATAAATAGAATTCAGTCTTCACAAAATAAAAATAATACAACGAATTGTTAGATTATTTAAGATAAAACTTTATATAATACTATTAACAAATTGTTAAGTTGTAAAATTTACGCCCTTGTGGACAAATGGCAAAGTCACTGGTTTTAGGCACCAGGTTTTATAGGTTCGAGTCCTATCAGGGGTACGTATAATAATTGGGAGTGTTGAGCAACGGTTGCTTAGCAGACTGTAAATCTGTGGTCTACGACATTGGGGGTTCGAATCCCTCCACTCCCACATTAAAATTTGGACTTGTAGCTCAGTCGGTTAGAGCGCCTGACTCATAATCAGTAGGTCCCTGGTTCGAGCCCAGGCTGGTCCACCAAAAATAATTTTGTATCATTATTTTTTTTTATTACCTTTACAGAAACTTAATACAACACAAATGAAACTAAAAAACTTATTTTTATCGTTATTCACATTTTCTTTTTTAGTATTTTCTTGTACTCAAGAAGAAATTGTACCATTATCTCCTAATAGTACTCAAGAAACTATGGTGTTATCTACGATGGCGACAAATACACCATCAACAACAACTCCAAAAGCTTACATTTTTATTGAACCGACATCAAAATATGTTATGATATCATCTTACTTGAGGGATAGTACACAAAAATCTCCTTTATTCCCTCGACCGTTTCTTGGGTACAATGGGGTTGATGGTGGAGCGATTAAGTACAATTTTTTAAATTACGTAGATATGCCACATTGGTATGACGGACGGTTACCTGCGATTATTCAGGCAGATATTCCACAAGTTAATGGAGGTACAGATGATTATGGTAATCCAAAAATTGCATATAATTTTACTACGGTGAAAATTCCAAAAAACACTGTTGTTGGAACCGCTTGGATTAACATCATGATTCCTGTATCTGCTATGGCTAATGACACCAAAAGACAAAGAACTGTATCAACGTATGAAAAAATTGGTAATACTTTAGTAACTAATGGTTCTTTGACAGGATTTACTTATGTAATGGAACGAATAATTTATGAATATACATACAATTATCAGGGTAACCGAATTCCTAAAGGATTATACAGAGTTTATGGGACTTATCCTGGTACAGGATTGAGAGCCATCTTGACCTCAAACAAAGATTATTATTTAAAAGGTAATTCAAATTAAAAATGGCACATCCTAATTTACATTCAAAGAGTTCTGCCAAGAAATTTGGTGGTAAACCTGAAGATTACATCCACTTACATGAGTGGATGGATGAGACCAAAGGATGGATGGGAGATTCTTTACATAGAATGTTCAGACATCACAGTGAAGGTATATTTGAAATGGAAAAAAAGTTTGGGTCACAGTTTCTTAACAGTGATGGTGACATAGTTTATACTCGTTATGTTGGTGAACAACATGTAAAAGAGGATTGTAACAACTATGTCCCATCTGCTAAGGAATGGGTTAATAACATCATGAAAAATGAAAGACCTCAATGGATGTTGAGGACACTTAAAATAGAAGACTAGTATTTATAGATTATGAAAGGAATCTTAACACCAGAAGAAAAAAAATACCTTAGAAGCGTTTCAAACTACTTGAAATCTTTAGGGACAAATGTAGGTAACATTGAATTCGACGTTGAAAGTGGATGGGACACTGTTGATACAAATGAATTGACTCATTTTTCAAATATGTATCGTGCAGAAGTACCTGCAGGATTAATTAAAATTTTGAAAAAAATTATTGATTATGTACATGAAAATGATTTAGCATTTCATGACACTCCTGACGATTTGAGTTGGATTAGAGGAGAAATTGACATCGATGGTGACACACAAGAAATTACTGTAAGTGAGTATTGGACAGAGTATAGTACTAATGATACAATTACAAATACTTTTGAAGATGAACCAGAGATATTCATGGAATTAAAAGAATTGTTTGAGGGTGGAAATGTACCTGAAAAATTGGAAGTGAGATTTGATGGGGGTGGAGATTCTGGATATATCCATTCAACATTTGAAGGTACAAACATTTCAGTTCCTGCAAATATAGAAGATTATTGTTATAATTTATTAGAAGAAGGTTTTGGTGGATGGGAAATCAACGAAGGTTCTCAAGGAAATTTTGTTTTTTATCTAAAAGATGAAATAACAGAATTGAATTATTCTGAAAATACGGAAATAGGTAAAACAAACACTTTATACGAAGAAAAATTTTCTAACTAATTTGTTCTAATCAAAAATTTATTTATCTTTGTAAAACAAATAACATACATCAATATACATAGTTCGTCTATGGTGAATCGGTCAAGCTACATTTAGCCGTTAGTGTATGTCAGATAAGAGAAGGAGGTAGCTGGGACATTCTCTTATTAAATTGCTTCCGTAGCTCAGTTGGTAGAGCAGCTGACTTGTAATCAGCAGGTCGTTGGTTCGAGCCCGACTGGAAGCTCGAAACAAACGACGACTGTGGTGTAACCCCACGGTATATAAGTCCTAAAGAACTGTCTTGATTCTAGATATCAGAGCGGTGAGGGTAGAGTTACTATAAGTGGGGAGTAATTAACCCAATGCAAAATGTAACCGCCAATAAAAATTGGTTATGATGTGTAGAAGGACACAATAAGTTTGTTTTATGTTGCGAGTATAGCACAACGGTTAGTGTTCCAGACTTCCAATCTGGATATGTGAGTTCGATTCTCACTACTCGCTCAAAAAATTAAATAAAATAAAATGACACAATTTTTAATTGACACATTAAAAGAATTTCCCGCATGTTTTATTGCATGTATTGTATCTCACTATGTAATGCATAAAGTTGAGCATAAAAAACATAAATAATTGAGATTAGGTAAACTTTTACTACATTTGAAGTATATATAATAAAATAATGAAAACATCACAACACATTATGTCGTTTAGTAACCAATCCTCAAATTCAATTTGTTGGAATGGCCCATACGCGTCTCGTGTGTTAGATATCATTTTAGGATAAGAAAGTTTAAACTAAAAATATTTGAAACCTTGGGACAAAATTCCGAGGTTTTTTTTTGTTCTTTGAAATATTGGTAGTATATTTGTTTTATAGTCAGGTGGCGAAATGGAGAGACGCAGCCCCGTCCAGGGGTAGAGGTGAGAAACTCATACAGGTTCGAATCCTGTCCTGACCACGGAGTCCTGAAATAACAGGAAACCCCCACTCCCATATGGCAGCCAGTCCGTTAAGCTGGTGAAGTGGGGTACTTTGGAATATAGCTCAGTTGGTTAGAGCGCTATCCTGATACGGTAGATGTCGATGGTTCGAGTCCATCTATTCCAACAATAGTAAAACAAATAAGGAGAGTTGGCAGAGCGGTCGATTGCGTCGGTCTTGAAAACCGAAGTCTGTAACAGGACCTGGGGTTCGAATCCCTAACTCTCCTCACACTTAGAGCACGAGAAACTAACATAATAGGAGTGCTTAACCCATAAGCTTTGAAAATAAGTTATAAGGTTTCCAGTGAGTTAGTTTGAAAATTGTAGTGTGGCGAAATGCGTACGCTTGGCAGACGCACCCTCCTGTCTCGGGGGCGGGGATTATGAAATAAAGTAAGGATATCGGGGTAGACCACCAGCTTGCAAGCACTATTGTCCTTTACCTAATTACCCCTTGGAGGTTCGATTCCTTCCACTACAGCATATGGTGTCTATAGCTCAACAGGCAGAGCGTCCGATTGTGATTCGGAAGGTTATGGGTTCGACCCCCATTTTTCACCCCATTAAATTGCTCGATGGTGTAGCGGTAGCACAAGCGTTTTTGGTGCGCTTTGGGTAGGTTCGAATCCTTCTCGGGTAACAATAAGGTCGGGTGGCCGAGTGGCTAGGCTGCGGTCTGCAAAACCGTCTACGCAGGTTCGAATCCTGTTCTGACCTCATTATTCACTTCTTTGGTGTAACGGTAGCACAACGGTCTCCAAAACCGTTTGTAGAGGTTCGAATCCTTTAGGGAGTGCAAGTTATTAAATTTTGTGCGAAACAAATACGATGATGCGAAACAAACAAACGTATACAAGTATTTATTGTCATGGACAAAGTAACAATAACTAAAGAACAGTTGTTTAAAGCTATGAAGCTTAACGAACAAAAAGAAACAACAGAAACAGGAGATGTTGTAGATATGATTGCAACATTACTTCATTCAAGAAGCCAAGCACATATTTTTCATTGGCAAACCAAATCTCAATCATCATTTGCAGAACATATGGCTTTAGGGACATATTATGATGAAATTGTTGAATTAATTGATGGTATTGTTGAAAGTTACCAAGGAAAATATGATATAATAACAGGATACAAAACAATTCAAATGGTTGACTATAAATCAACTGAACAATTAATATCTTATTTCAAAGCTTTGGATGATAACATTGAAAAAAATAGAAAAGGTGTTAAAGAATCATATATTCAAAATCAAATTGATGGAGTACAAGAATTAATTTTTTCTACTTTATATAAGTTGAGATTCTTAAAATAAACTTAAAATTTTCTATTATTAACTTTCCCCCTATTGAAAAATTGGGGGATTTTTGTTATATTTGTATTACCAATTTATAGAAGGTTGGGTGAGTGGCTTAAACCAGCAGTTTGCTAAACTGCGGATGGGGTTAAACCTATCCACCAGTTCGAATCTGGTACCTTCTGCCAAAAAACAATTAACTATTATATAAAAAACAAAAAAAACAATTATGAAAAAAATCGTAGCATTAGTATCAATTTTAACATTAGCTTCTTGCGGAGGCTCAACATCAACTGAAGTAAAAACTGATTCAACTGCAGTAGTTGCAGATTCAGTGAAAGCTGACACAATTGCAGTAGTTGCAGACACAACAGTAGCAAAATAATTAATTTTGTAAAAATAAAAAACCCTCAATTTAATTTTAAGTTGGGGGTTTTTATTAAACCTTAATCAAAAAAAATGAATATTTTAGAAAATCTTAAATGGCGTTATGCCACAAAAAAGTTTGATTCAACTTATCAATTATCAGAATTAGAATTAGACACAATTAAAGAAGTTATTCAATTATCACCAGCTTCTTTTGGATTACAACCTTACAAAATTTTAATTGTAACAAATCCTGAAATCAGAAAACAATTAAAAGGTGCTTCATGGGGTCAATCACAAATTACTGACGCAAGTGTTTTGTTAATTTTTGTAAAAAACAAAAATGTTGATGAAAACGAAGTTGATTTGTTTGTTGAAAACATTATCAATACAAGAGGAGTAACTAAAGAAATGTTGGCGGAATACGAAGGTATGATGAAACATGCAGTATCTTCACAAACTGAAGACCAAAAAAGTACTTGGGTTGAAAAACAAATCTACTTAGCGGTAGGTAATTTATTAACCTCTTTATCCGTTTTAGGGATTGATTCTTGTCCGATGGAGGGATTTGATAGAGGACAATACGATAGTATCTTAGGATTGACGGAAACATCATCTGTGATTGTTTGTCCAATAGGTAAGAGAGACGCAACTGATGAATATCAAAACTATCCGAAAGTAAGAAAATCAACTGACGATTTGTTCAAAATCATCTAAAAAAGAAAAACCCATCTTACGATGGGTTTTTTTTATAATAATCTTTTAATTTTATTGATATTTTCTGTGAGACCCAACGCACTTGTAAGTTTATTTGCAAATGCCATAATCAAAGGGTCAGGAGTTATAGACTGCGAAGAACTTTTGGATGCGGTCGACATTAAATTTGACAATGTAGATGTTACCGAGTTTTTATTTAAATCTCCTAATTCACTTGAGTCTTTAGAATTTGTTGGTTCAGAAGTTTCTCCCGAATTATTGGATACATGTAAATGATTATAATGGTTACCTCCAGAGTTTGTTTGCCATAAAACTGCCTTTGGATTTCCCGACTCTGTATTCCAAGTATAACCTAATGACACTAAAGAATCTTTGAGTTTATTTCCTAAATTTCTAAATTCAGGATTACCATCCATAGCACTCGTCGCATTATCCGAACCAATCCCATTCAACTTTGCAATATCAACTCCAGCACCTGTTGAATGTCTACTTGTATTACCTGTAGTGGTTTTTTCACTATGTCCTGATTTTGCTGTTGTAATTGTTGCTACTATACCAACATTAGAGGCTGCTTGTTGAATATCATCTAAGAGAGCTTTGTTAACCGAATCATTTCTTGTTGAGTCATTATTAAATTTTACATTTGAATAATTAGTATCCGCAAGGCTTACGGAATTAAATTCCTGTAATATTGATTTATTCTCAAGTATTGTGGTATATACCGATATAATTTTGTTAACCTCGTTATTCATATCTAAATAAATAGTTATTAGTATCGGTTTATCTACGAGTATAATTCAACCTTTTTATAGTTTCTTTAGGTTCTTCTACTTTAACAACCTTTGGTTCTTCACTAACTCCAAATTTAATCCATTTATACCAAACTCTCTCATGAATAAAATATTGAATTGGTTTGTATACTAATTCAAATAAACCAAATGTGGTTCCAACTTTAATACTTCCTGTCACCGACCACATGGTTAAAAAACCAACTAAGGTACTGATTATACGATAAGTTATTGTTTTTGCTATGTGTCTTTTAGGGGAAATTTTATTCTGATTCATATGGTTTGATATCGGATGGAATTTCAATATTGTTGAATCCGCCATCTCTAATTAAATTTATGCCAATGGCTCTTTTTATTTCAGGACTTTTAGGGTCAATGTCGTTAAGAACAACTCTTGTTCCTCTACCACAATCCATAACAAGTTGATTCCATTTTAGACCTATGGTAGTAAGTTCCTCTTCAGTAAATAGTCTGTACTTTTCAGGACGAGCTGTTGTAATAATAATTATTGCCCCATTTGAATGGTGTTCATTAATAAAATCAATAACATCTTGAATTGGAGTTAGTGTAGATTCTCCTAATTCACTGAAATTACGATACTTAACAATCGTCCCATCAATGTCTACAAATAATGTAGGATTTTTAATTATTTTAGTCATAATTATATGTATATAACTTTAGTCTATTCGTTTAATTTATTGATGATTTTATCTTTGAGGGATGATTTTTTTAAACCATCACGACTTCTAGTTATAAAGAATCTATCACCTTTTCCTCCTTCATAATCATCAAACCATTTTTGCATATTAAGGTCATCAATTACAACCCATTGTCCAACATCATGTTTGCCAATATAACTTACAATTTCAGATGCTCTCCACATTTCCAATAACAATCCACTATAACCAAAATCTTCTGTTGTTCCTATAGGTTTTGTTTTGATTCCATTGGCTTCAAAAATTTTACCCATAGTATCCAAATTATAGTGTAATTTCCAATCAGAACTCAATACAATTTGGGCACCTGTAGATTCTACTATTTCATTCAAAATTTTAACGCAACCTTCATCGTATGGATAAGGGACGTCATATTCTGCAGCCCATTCGTAATTGGATTTGAATTTTTCACGGTTTCTATTGAATTGTTTATCAGTTGCCAAAACACCATCAATATCTAAAAATATAGTTTTCATATTTTAATTTACTATCGTCTTTGGTATATGTTGTGATTATTTCTATCCACCAATAAAATTGATACTGCCAAAATAACCAAAATACTCAACACAACTGCTATTTTAATTGTCATAATTTTTTAATTTTTTTCTTAACTCGTTTATTCTTTTTCTTTTTTCTGAATATTCATCATCGTCAGATGCTCTATGTCCTAGCAAATTTGCCATGGTTACTTCATATTCTAACATGACAACTTCACTTAAAATTTCTTGTTCAGTCATTATTTTATATATTTACAATTATTACAACCTAAACGTCTTCGCTCCCAAAAATGTCTTGGTTCAAGTTCTATATGGTCAAAATTAAATGTTCTAATAACACCTTCCAAAGAAATACCACTATTTCCTTTTATGTGATATAAATTCTTTCCCCAATTCCACAATCTGTCGTAATGTTTATTTTTCTTATGTATAAGTATACAGTCCGCGGTTCCGTCTAAATAATTACAAACAGCAATTTTATAAACATCATCCATAATTTTTTGATTTCCAAATTCAGAAAGTAATATATTCAAAAATTTTGTTTCTATTTTTGTATTTTTTTTGTTGGCCATTTACTCAGGCAAAATTCAATATATTTTATGGTTATATCTAATAATAGAATATTTATTTTGAAACAGAAAGTCTAAAAAAAAGACATAAATTATTAATTTTAACATATGAATGACGATGAAAACCAAAACTTGGAGAAGGACCTTCCAAGACAATCTATCACAACTATTTTTAATGCTAGCCCTATTCTTCAATCCTTTTGGATTCGACGCAATTCAATATTCTTTAATATTATTGACAGGAAATTTATGGAAAGCCAACTGCGTGTTGTACTTTATTGCGGTATTCTTTTTTGGTCTTTATTATTACTTTCGCAGATTATCTAATAAGTAATTACTTCCATAAAAATTGTATCATTAAAATGGCGAAACATAACACCAAACAAGTTATTGTTTTTGGAGTTAGAGGTTCTTTGAGTATCAACCAAGACATAAATGTAAAAATGATAACCCCAAGGCTGAATCCAATTAAACGATTCGGCCATGTTTGGCCTCCCCATAATTCAACCATTACCCTACTTGCTTTAATTACAAAATAACCAATTGGTAAACCTAACAATGCCATTATAAATGGGTTTTCTTTAATCCACTTATTGAATAAATGTCCTTGAAGTTGATAATAGGTAAAAACTTGGGAAATAGTGTATATTACTAATATATAAATTACAGAAATAATCTTGTTCATTTTATAAAAGTAAGGTTTTTATTTGATATTGTGTAGTGATTAACTAAATGTACTCCGTAGCGGGCTTGAACCGCTAATCTCCTCCGTGAAAGGGAGGCGACTTCACCAATTTGTCCAACGGAGCGTTAAGTGTTGTTGGAAAGATACTCACACTCATATTCTCTACAAGTTTGAGGTCTTATATCATATATACTACAAGCTTTTATTTTTGTATTGTAGAATATACAAGGTAACTTAGGATTAAAAAAATCAATTCTAAATGCGGGATAAGAATCTCGATTTTGCCAACTAGTCTTGTAAGGGAATAGTTTTCTTCCTTCCTCATATCCGATGAATACGTCTTCTTCATATATTTCTCTTCCTAATTTTGAAGATAATTTTTTAATAAAATCCTCCGTATCTGGATGGGGCCCGATTATATAATCTCTATCTTCTAGAGAACAACAACTGCCGTGGTAACCAATTCTACCATAACACTTATCACTACATATATTACAATCGGTCCCCATATCTTTTACAAATGTACTGAAAATTTTTATAAAAAAAAAGAACCTCAGAGAGATTCTTTTTTTATTTGGTGGAGATGCGCGGAGTCGAACCGCGGTCTTTCCTGCTTAACAGCAAGTTACTACAAGTTTATTCTATTAGTTCTCAATAGAAAAATAATTGGTTCCTATTTTGACATTGTTACCAATAACTGTGTCGAGTTCACTTTTATTAAGGTAGTCCTCTGAACGAGACCTTTTGACACACTAAGTAGTATCCACTTTAAGAGCTTCTGTTCCCAAGTTATATGCTCACCGACTCGTCTGTTAGTTCACTATTAAGCTACTGTAACACCAGCTTCTTTAGTTAAACCTAAAGCTGCTAATTTTGCAAATGTATTGCCTGTTATTCTTCTTTACCATAGATTTAAGTCATAGATAAAATCTGACTACTTGCAACTTACCCTTAACACCTGAAATCAAATGCCTGGCCATCCCCATATTTTAAAGAACTTGTGAACACAAATGTAAGAATAAATACTCTATTCGCCAAACAAATCTGGATAATATTCTTGAAAGTGTGGAAAACATTTATCTTCTTTATTTACTTCAACAACTGCGATACCTAAATAAGTTCCAGTAACTGAATCATATTGGTCGTTGAATTCAACAATATTCTTATGATTTTTTTTAATATTTTTCCAAGCTTTTCTACATGGATTACACGATTGATTAACAATATCGTGAAAAATTATATATTTTGCGCCCATTGTAAGTGCTCTATGATAATCTTCTTTAATACCCCAATATGTATGATTTCCATCAATGAGTACGCAATCCATTTGTACCGTAGGAACCGTGAGGAATCCTCCCATGTGATAAAAAAAATATGAACCATTAGAATCCATTTGAATATATGCAAATGGATTTCCTTTGAAATCATGTTGATAACTATGAAGGATATCGGAAGCTGGTATATGGTCTAAAGCATATGCATCAAGATGTGGGTTATATTTTCGTAGAACTTCATTTAAAATTATAAAAGTTCCACCCCATCTACAACCAATTTCTAAATAAGAATCAATTTGTTTTTCTCTAAGATAACAAATAAGTTTACTAAGTTGATTTGGGTATTGCCAAAATTTAACCCCCCATCCAAAATATTCACTCAATTCTTGCGGCATTTCAAATGTTTGTTCATCATTCATACCAAATGTTGGTAGGACTGCCTCAATTTCTTGTTGGGTCGCATTTTTAAAATCAAAATCTTTAATCTCTTGGATTGCTTCTTGGATAGTTTTCATAATGTAGATTATAAAATATATTGGTAAAATATACAGAGATTAATGGTATTTATAATAAAAACTGTTGATGAAACTAAACGAAGAAGAAGGTTCTCTCCAAAAAAATATTTTATTTGATGATGATGAGATTTTAGTTGTAAGATTATTAACTTACAAAGATGCTTGTTATTATGGAAGTGAAACGAGATGGTGTCGGGACTCTGAATATTCTTTTAGAAGTTATGCGGACAATGGAGCAATCTATTTGTTTATCAACAAGGAATACGGTACAAAAATCAATTTATATGTATATGACAATTACGGTAGTCTAAGCTATTGGATGAGTGATTCAAGAAACAAAGCTATGAAAATGGATGAGTTCAAAAGAACTTTCAGTGGGCAAAAAGACTTGATTGATGAATTGGTTGGTAAACAAGATTTAGTTCAAACATTAAAACAATTTGTTAAGGGTAAAGCTGAGGCAACCGATATTAAGCTATCAGACGATTCAATCACCACGGTTTCAAAAAAAATACCTTTAGCTCAAACAGAAATCATTATTGAATTTGAAAGTCGTGATGAGTTATTTGAATCTTTAGATATTAATGAACAAGACCAAGCAATGTATGCATTTTCTAAAGAAGGTCAGTGGGATTTTTATGATGAATATAGCCTCATAGAAGATTTTAAAGAAGGGTACGGTTCTCTTTACGATTTTATGAACAAAGAAAACTTACAAAAAATAAAAGAGATTGCTGCAATTATTGTTGATGGTCCTGTGATTTTAGAAAGACAAGATTACAGAGAAAAATTGGCACAGTCATTGTTTGCAGTATTTCCTGGATATATTGAAGATTTGTTGAGTGAATTTAGGTACTATAGAGAAAAGGATATGAATGAAGTTGCTGATTATGAAATTAGCTTGGAAATGAATGAGTTCATGGATAAAATTGGTTTTGAAATGTATTCTGACAATGAAGTATCAACAACTGTTGCAAATTTATTAATGTGGGTCGCAAGATTTAATTTTGAAAAAATAGACTCTAAATCTTTATTCAATCGTATTGCAGTTTCTCAAGGGTCAAGAAATCTTGGAGGTTGGAGTGATGATTATTGGAAATTTGATACAAGAGATTCGTTTCCTGAAAACAGTATGTTTCACGATTTAGTTAAAGGTAATTTGGATAAAATGATTGAAATTCTTGATGAAAAAGGAAATCTTGGAGAATTCAATAATTTTAGAAATAAAATCATGTCCAAGTTTGAATTAAACATGTGGTATGATACTCCAAAAGAACCATCTCAAAAATTCCGTGTAACAGGATTTGACTATAAAAATGAACCAATGGTTATAATCACGTTGTTTAAAGATAAAAATGGTAATACATATGTCAAAAAATATATGAATGAAGAACAATTTAATTTGTTCTTATATCAACCTGAGTTATTTTAATAATTTGGACAAATACAAATAATTTTGTATATTTGTCCTATGACACAAAACCTAGATTTATTAAAAGAAGTTCTGAGCGTACCTACGGTTACATATCATGAAGAACGAATGGTCGCCTTTTTAGAAAAATGGTTAACCGAAAACAACATACCATATTATGTTGACGAACACAAGAATGTGTACGCCACCAAACAAGAATCCGAAACTTTACCTGAAGATTTTTACTTTCCATGCGTAGTCGCTCATACTGACACTGTTCATGGTATTGATACAATTAATATTCGTGAAGAAAATTTACGTAATACTCAAAATCAACTTAAGTTAGCGTATAAAGCATACAACGATGAAGGAGAACCAACAGGCATTGGTGGTGATGATAAATGCGGAGTATTTGCTTGTTTAACCCTATTACAAGAATTACCTAATTTGAAAGCGGCATTCTTTGTATCAGAGGAATTAGGTTGTATTGGTTCCATGAAGGCAGATAAAGAATTCTTTCAAAATGTTGGGTACGCAATTCAATTTGATGCTCCTGAAAACTGGATGATTACAGAAAAATGTTTTGGACAAATTCTATTTGATAGAGATTCTAAATTTTTTCAAGCTTGTAATAAAGTTTTAACTGAAGGAATGATTAATGAAAATATGAAATATATGGTTCATCCATATACCGATGTTTATGCATTAAGAGGTAAATTTGATTTTTCATGTATCAACTTCTCAATTGGATACTACAACTACCATACTAAAAACGAATACGTAATTATAGATGACGTGTTTAATGGGATTGATATGGGTCGGAAAATAATTAATGAACTTGGTAATAAATTACACTACAAAAAATCAGTCCCATACGATTGGAGAACAAGAAGTATACTGTAGAAAAAATTAAATTACCATTTTATTTTTTTTTAACCACAATAAGCGGTCCAATTTATTAATGTCAATGTTATGTCACCAGGTGCACCACTTTTACTTTGTACCGTACCTCTTATTTGACTTGAAGAACAATTAGGATTATAGATTATATAAGAATCTCCCACATTGAAAGTACACACTGAGGTTCCCACTTTAAATGTAAATGTCGGTTTACTAAATTTTAGTGAGAATGTTGGTGGGTTTGTACAAACATTTGTTTCAATCGATGTTACAACACCACTTGAATTCACAATATATTTGTTATTGTTTCTCATAACATAAGCTCCCGCTGGAGCTGTGGTTGTACGCGCACTATCTAAATAAATTGTAGACCCCACAACCAATGGAGCACCTAAACCGACGTTAGTTTGTGCAATATCATAATATATAAATAATGATTGATTGAAAGGATAACATGCATCTTGGCCACCTGTACTTGTACTATAGTTAACAGGTGAAGAAGTAGGATTTCCAATTCCTTTAAATAAAATAGAAAACTGGCCGACTTGGTTAGTTAAAACAGCTACTGAATTACAACTACAAGGCTTACAATAAACGTCATACAATACAAAATATTGAGCTCCTTGGGTAAGTGTGTAATAACTTAAATCTAACTCTACATTACCTGACCCGTTATATATTGTGATATCTTGACCAATATTATTGTATATTTTTTGAATGACTATTTCACTATTAATATTATAAGGGTAATTATTTTGAGTATTTCCAATATTCAACCAATTTAATATATTACTATAACCATCATAATTGCTTTCGTAAAGATTGACAAACGCAGGGTCTGATGCTCTACAAGCTGGTAAAGAAATAGTACATTCTCTTTGATAATTAGGTAAAGTTGGGAAAGGTGTACCTGTAGGCATTGGTGTAATTGTTGGAGTATAAGTTTGTGTTGCAGTGACTGTTGGCGTGACAGTTTGTGAAGGTGTTAATACTTGTGTACCTGTTGGTGTAGGTGTACACTGTGGTGCACCGTTACAAGGGTCCGTATATGTTCCATTATATCTTGGTAGTAACGCATTATAATTTTGAGTAATTTCAGTAGAACTTAACGCTCTATTAAAAATTTGAACTTCTCCCATATTACCTGCAAAATATTCTGTTGTGTTTGTTACACCCACAGTAAGATTTGTAGAATTTGGAACGTTATGCCCTAACGGAGTATCTGAACCAATTAAAGACCCATTAACCCAAATAGACCTTGTTGTTCCATCAAATGTTGCAACAGCATTATACCAATTATTCGTAGTAAAAGAATATGATGCTGACAAATCATTTGATTGCCAATAATTTACAATTCCTGACGATGAAAGTCTTAGGGCATTGACCGCATTAGTTGTTCCATAATTACCCCATCCCACAATACCTTTAGTTCCTAAAGATGCTGGATTGAACCATGCACTAATTGTATAGTCTGAGTTTCCTACAGGAATATTTGTTGTTGCACTGAATGAAACATATTGATTAGTGCCGTTAAATAATAAACTTCCTCTAAGTGGGCCATCGTACAATACCCCATTATTTAATAAACCAAAATTGTTATTTCCTGTCAAGTCATACCATGTATCAAAAACTAAAGGATATGATGGAGGAAAATTTGAATCTAAATTTAAAACACAACCATTTGTGACAATTGAAGGATATTCTTGATTAGTAATAAAATATCCTTGATATATGGCCCAATTGATTGCCTCTTCTAATGATAGAAAAGGACCTGCAAATTTTGATGCTGCTAATTTATTAATCGCTTCAATTAAATCATTAGTTGTTAGAGTTGGAGTTTTGAACCCCATAGGTCTTGAGTTCGCTTGGTTTGTTTTTCCGTTGGTATAACTATCAGTAATAATTATGTATTGGTTACAAATACCAAAATCAGGACACCATAATAGAGAACCTTTTGGTACATCTCCGTTAACATCCATTACGATTGTTCCAAATTGAATTGCATTTGATATTGGACTTCCAGAATTGTAGGCGACAAGATTTGGCATTGAATTTTAACAATAAATACCGATGAGTTATAAATAAAGAAAATTTATATTATAAAAAGTTTTCTAACTTATCCAAATGACGTTTTACGATTGGATGGTCTTGAATATCTGTGAATTCTATTCCAGCATTTTTTAGTTCTTTAATTTGTTCAATAATTGTTTTGATATTACGCTTGATTACTTCTGACATAAAGGGGTATTGTTTTATGTATAGTGACAAATTAAATTGTTGTTTTGCAAAATCTAATGGTATATCTAAAGCCATTACAAGTTTTGCAATCATTTCTTTACCAAACTTATCAGCATCCAATTCCATATCCCAATATTGTTTGTATAGAGTTTCAAAATCCTCTAAATCATAATCTGTTAAAGGATTTTTTTCTTTGAATTCAGTTAGTTGTTGTTCATGTCTTATTTCATGAAAAATAGTGTAAAGAAAATCACCTATGGTATGCATATTTGCTGGTGAGCAAATAATAATTTGATTTTTTGTTCTGACACCACTAAAACCTGTACTACAAGAATTTAAAAATTTAATAGTATACCCTTTTTCTTTAACGTAATTAACTACAAAGTTTTTGATGGCATCTGCCTTAGATTTTAATTCATCGGGGAAATTTTTTTTGAATTTATTGAGTAATCTATCAAAGTTAGATTCATCTTTAGTTTCTTCCAATAAAATTTTACGAATTAAATTTATCATTATAGATAAATATAAAAAAAGGGAGAAATAAATTCCTCCCTTTTATTACTACCTACCTTTTTTCTGAATAACTACATTTTCGTCAACCACTTTCAGGACATAAGTCTTACCTTCAACAATCTTACCTGTTAATACTTCATCAGATAACAAGTCTTCAACTTTGTCTTGAATAGCTCTCTTCAATGGTCGTGCTCCGTATAATTCATCATAACCAACTTTAGATAAGTAATCAACTAAAGTCTCATCGTAAGAGATTTTGTATTTCATTTCTTCTAAACGGGAAACCAACTTCTTAAGTTCAATTTCGGTGATTTTTTTAATATCGTCGTTTGTTAAAGAGTTGAATACAATCGTATCGTCAATACGGTTGATAAATTCAGGTGAGAAGAAATTTTTCATTTCTTTCATTAAGATTTCTTTCTTCATTTCTTCTTCACCATAAGTGGAGCTTGAAAACCCGATACCAGTACCAAAGTCTTGTAGCTTCTTAACACCTAAGTTTGAAGTTAGGATAATTAAGGTATTCTTGAAGTTAATCTTTCTACCTAAACTATCTGTTACGTGACCGTCATCCATAATTTGAAGTAAGATTGTGAACACGTCTTTGTGTGCTTTTTCAACCTCATCAAATAAGATAACCGAATATGGTTTGTTCTTAACTTTCTCAGTCAACAATCCGCCTTCTTCATAACCAACGTAGCCTGGAGGCGCTCCGACCAATTTGGATACTGTATGTTTTTCTTGGTACTCTGACATATCCACACGGATTAATGAGTCTTCACTACCAAACATTTCTTTCGCCAATTCCTTAGCTAAGTGAGTCTTACCAACACCTGTTGAACCTAAGAACACAAATGACCCGATAGGACGATTAGGGTTGTTGATACCAAGACGATTACGTTTGATAGATTTAGCAATCTTAACGACAGCCGCGTCTTGACCAATTACTTTACCCATTAATTCTTTGTCCAAGTTCATTAGAGCTTTGGAGTCATCCGCATTCATCTTGTTGACAGGAATCTTAGTCATATTAGACACAACATCATAAACACTCTCAAGTGTAATCTTTTGTTTGTCTTTAGACATTCTTTCTTCAAACTTAGCCTTCTCAGTTTCAAGTTTAATCAACAACTTCTTTTCCTTATCTCTAAGTTCTGCTGCTTGTTCGTAGTTTTGTTTCTTAACCACATCTAATTTTTGAGTCTTGATGTCTGCTGCCTGACGTTTAAGTTCTTCAATAGCCTCAGGAACTTTTAACTCAGTCTGCATTCTAGCCCCAACCTCATCCAAGATATCAAATGCTTTATCAGGAAACTCACGGTCAGTAATGTAACGGTCAGCAAGTTTTACACAAGTTTCAATAACCTCATCACTATAAGATACCTTGTGAAAATCTTCATACTTGTCACGAACGTTTTTCAAAATTTGAATTGTCTCCACTACTGTAGATGCATCTACAATTACTTTTTGGAATCTACGTTCTAACGCTCCATCCTTTTCAATGTTCTTACGGAACTCATCTAATGTAGTTGCTCCAATACATTGAAGTTCTCCACGAGATAAAGCTGGTTTGAAGATGTTTGAACCATCCATAGAACCTGAGGAGTTACCTGAGCCAACCAAAGTATGAATCTCATCAATAAACACAATTATGTTAGGATTCGCTTGAAGTTCTTCAATTATAACTTTCATTCTCTCCTCAAATTGTCCACGGTACTTTGTACCTGCAACAACTGAAGTTAAGTCTAAGTTAACAATTCGTTTGTCAAGTAAATTACGAGGACACTCCCCGTTAACAATTTTGATTGCCAAACCTTCAACCAGAGCGGTTTTACCACAACCAGGTTCTCCGATGATGATAGGGTTATTTTTCTTTCTACGAGATAAGATTTGAGCGATTCTCAAAATTTCTTTTTCACGACCAATTACAGGGTCAAGTTTACCTTCAGTTGCAAGTTTATTTAAGTCGCGGCTAAAGTTGTCCAAAACAGGTGTACTGCTTTCGGTGGATGCTTTTTGCTTTTTGCTCATCATTTTGTCGTCGTCGTCCATTAAGTCGTTCATATTCTTATAAGTTTTAACAAAGGTCTAACAAATTTCGTACTTTGCCAAACATTTTGTCAAATTGTCATACTTTTTTTTATTAAATAAAAATATACTGACATATTGACAGGTTGTAAATTATTTCTATAATTATATAAGATAAAACCTTGGTTGGTACTATTTTTGATAAGACAAAGATAAATAATAAATCTTAAATTAAAAAATTAATATTATGTTTGGAAACAGAAGAAACTACAATGACATGTTCAGAATATTTGATGAAATGTTTGAACAATTTAATGTTCCTGGTGAATGGAAAAGTCAAACCAGAACATCCCCTGACGGAACAACTAAAATCACAACTCACTACTGGAGTAACAAACCTTCAGACACTAACTCAAACGGCAGTATTGAAAAACTAAAATCACAACTTGAAAATGCAATTGAAAATGAAAATTTTGAATTAGCGGTTTCTCTTAGAGATAAAATCAAAAATTTAGAAACTAATCAAGAAACAATTGAAAAACTTGAACAAGAATTAAAACAATCAATACAAGAACAGAATTTTGAAAGGTCTATTGAAATCAGAGACCAATTAAGAAAACTAAAGTAATTTACAGACCCTCACCATTTGGTGGGGGTTTTTAATTACAAAGATATTTATAATAAAACAAAATTATGAAAAAAATATTATCAAACATTTTAACTTTTTTGGGTCTTAACAAACGTGAAAAAAAAATTGAAAAGGCATTGAACATTTATAAAGGTAAGTTTGCATTTTGTGGAGCTTCAGGCGCGGTTCCTACAGGTAAGATGATTACAGTACAAGGTAAGAAATTCCAAGAAGGGCGTTCTATATGCCCTGTAATGAATGGACCATCAATTGCAAATCTTAAATTGGTTCCGAACCCATCTGAATCACCTGATGGTACAGAAAATACTGTATGGTCATTCTTTTGGTATTATGATGAAGTACCACAAGCTCCAACTTGGGAAACTTCACCTACAGTAAGTCGTACATTTGTAATTGGTGACGAACCAACAACTCAAATGAGCAATATGTTCTGTATGCCGTGTAAGGTTATTAAATCAGTTAATGGTACTGAACTAGCTGAATGTTATGGTCCACTTAACGAAGCGGCAATTCCATTACGTAGAGCGGTCAGTGTTAAATCTGGTGAAACATCAGTAACACAAGCGCCTGAAGGGTCAACGTATTCAGTAGGAACAATTATCCCTGTGAATATACTAAACGAAATAAAACAAAAAAAGTAATAAGTTAAAAGTATAACCCTCACCATTTGGTGGGGGTTTTGTATTTATATTCATGAAACCATTTGAAAAATTTTTAAACGATAGTTTGGGAACAAAAGAATTACTCGAGATTTATCTTGAGTTAAGAAAACATTTTCAAGAAATAGGATTTAGTGAAGCCAATTTAGTTGACCCACCAACATATACTAATGGAATGTTTATGTTACAAAAAAGATTTCAAAGTTCCATGAACGCTTTATTAAATCAAGTTAATGCTTATGGTTTTGAAGTTAGTAGAGCGGAATTACAAGAGTATATTAAACCACTACTACAAAAAATTAACGAGTTAACACCACTAAGCGAAAATGGGTATCACGAAGGAGGAAATCAAGGGGACGAAGATTTTGAATGAAATTAAATCGTCAAACATTAAGAGAACAGAGTACGACGTTGAAACAAAAAAGTTAGTTACTGAGTTCAATAATGGATTAAAATATGAGTACAGTGACGTACCTCATAATGTCTACACACAATTCAGAAAGGCCGAATCACAAGGTAAATTCTTCATTGCAGAAATATCAAAAAAATATTCATACAAAAAAGTATAGTATTTGTACTATTTATAATGTATGAGTAATTTCCAAAAAATTCTTGATAGTTTTTCTGTTAAAGAAACTTTAAATCCAAAAGTATGGGAAAATCCTGAAAACCCTGATAAAGCGGTCATGATACCCAAGGTTAGGGAAACTCTTTTACGCATTGCGGAAAAATTTATAGAATATTTGGGTGAAGACGTTTTCGTTGAGGATATTGTTTTGACTGGTTCTTTGGCAAATTATAATTGGTCGGAGTTTTCTGATTTTGATTTACATGTTCTTGTTGATTTACAACAATATGAAAATGATGCGGAGTTATATAAAGAGTTGTTCAATTTAAAAAAACAAGTATTCAACGACAAACATAATATTAGAATTTATGGATATGATGTTGAATTGTATGCCCAAGATGTTGAAGAAGAACACTATAGTTCAGGAGTTTATTCAGTAATGAATAACGAATGGGTTAGTGAACCCGAAAAATTCAAGAACAATGTTGACAAAAAAATATTGGAAAAAAAGATAAAAAATTGGACTGAAAAAATTGATTCGGCAATTGAAGAGGAAAAAGATTTAGAAAAAATCAAAACTAAATTAAAAGATTATAGGAAGTCTGGATTAGAAACTGATGGTGAATTATCTTATGAAAATTTAGTTTTTAAATTCCTAAGAAGGTCAGGACACATTCAAAAATTATTTGATACCGCAAACAAAGAGGTAGATAAAGAACTTTCAATTGAAAGAACTATAACTGAATAATTAAATTATTCCTACTAATCATATATTTATAAAGAAAAAAATAGATGGCAACGATTATACTTAAGCTTAATGCGTCAGATGCTACTTCAAGTACGTGGAACGATGAATCTGGTAATGGTTATAATATTACATTATCAAATGTAACACAAAATCAATATCCAATTCCTGAGTTAAGCTTCAACGGAAGTACAAGTTCTGGTACATCAGCAACAGTATTAACTAATTTTAGAACAGGTGGTGTTACAGGTGCCACTCTTGAGACTTATTTTAAATTCAATAGTGTTACAGGAGTACAAGGAATTTTTTCATATAATGGAGGAGGAAATTATTTAAATCTACAATTACGTGATGGTGATGTAAGATGGGAAACTGCCGCAGGACAATCAATGTTTTCAAATACTCCTGCAAATGATACAGGATGGGTTTACCTTGTTGCAACAAACGATGGTACAACCTCAAAAATTTATATAAATGGTGTATTAGATGCAACTAGTGCAAAAACTTGTATAATTTCTGCTAATACAATTTTTTCAGTTGCTAACTACGAAGGAGCATTTAATGGACAAATTAATACTTTAAATTTGTATAGAGGTGCATTAACCGCACAAGAAATTGCAGCCAATTATGCATTATTACAAAATCAACCATTAGGTGTGAATCCACAATATCAATATACAATTGATATGTTAGGTAGTTTTAGTGGTGGAACATATGTAGCCCCACCAATGAATACAGTACCTTACCCTGTATATACCAATAATGACGGTACACAAGAATTAATACAATTAAATGCGGTTGCCTTAGGTGGATTCAACGGATTAAACAATTAAAAACAAATAAATAATACAAGATATGGCAAATTTAAAACCAATTGGAAGTGAAAAGTTACAGGGCCAAGATAAGATAAATAGAATCATGGAAATCGCTCGTTTCAACGAAACTCTTCCACAACCTATTAATGAAACTTCAAAGTCTGAGTTTTCAGTTTCTTTGGCTGATGGTAACAACTATCAAATTGTTAGAGAAAGACAAGGATATATCATCAAGAAAACTATTTCTGAATCTGAGACAGATTACATTGAACCAATGAAAAATAGAAAATACTATTCTTCATACTCTCAAGCATTAAAAAGATTAAATTTAGTTGCAGGAGAATTGAATAGGATTAATGAAAATGAAGAAGGTGTTTCATTATATGGTGAACAAAAGAAATTTACATTAAAAACTCCAAAGCCAGCGGTTGAAGCACCAGCACCAGCTGCTGAATTACCTGCAGCACCTCCAGCAGTACCATCACCTGAATTGCCTGCATCACCAATGGGAGATGAAATGGGTATGGGTGACGAGTTGGCACCTGAGGTGGATGATGTTGATGTAGATGTTGACATTGATGCAACTGAGAAAGAAGACGATGACGAACAAGTTACATTTAAAACTATTCAAAAATTAACTGGAAAACTTACACAAAAAATTAGAGTTCTGGATAACAATGAAGGAATGACTTCTGAAGACATCAAGTATGTTATTAACATGGTGTTATCTTCATTAAACTTAAAAGAATTATCAGAAGAAGATAAGGAAGATATCGTAAACAAATTTGACAAAGATAGCGTTGATTTAGGTGGTGACGACATGGGTGGAGAAGACTTAACTGACGACAGTGAAGTAGAAGATATCCAAGCAGATATGGATTTACCTGTAGAAGGTGAAGTAGATGAAGATTTTTACTTCAATGCTGCTGATGATGAATCTGATATGTCTGATTCTGAAAAAGAAGGAAACTTTGGGAAAGGCTCTAACTGGCACGTACCAACTCGTAAACCAAAAATGATTGGTTCATTTGATGATGAACATGGTTGGTTTGATGACGTAGACGCTCAAAGTCATGGAGATGTTTTTTCTGATTATGATGAAGAAGAATTTGAAGATTTTCCATCACTTGAAAAAAAATATGGTGGAAAACATGGATGGTTTGGTAAAGGGGAATTAGGTAATAAAATCTTTAACATGTATAAAGAAAAACATGGTAAACCATTCAAAGTTAGAACTGCTAAAAAATCTGACAATGGGGCAATTTTAGATAGTATATTCGGAGAATCTAAAGTAGACAAAGTAATTTCAAAATATTTTGAAACTTCAAAAAAAGAAATTTTAGAAAGCAAAGAAAAGAAAGCTCAAAAAAACTTACAAGTTAAAAAAGTTATGGAAACAGTTGTAACAATGACTGAGACATTCGAACAAGAAATGGCTGCTAAGAAATTTTTACAAGAAAACTCTAACTCTAAATTTGTAGGAATTACAAATAAGAAAAATTTAGTATTTGAAAACAAAGGTGGACAAGTTAAGATTTCACCAGAGGGTAATATATTATGAGTTATTTAACTTACGTAAACGGTTTAGGACCTAATTATAAGGGAGACAATCTTTACGAGTTTATTTTTTCTGATAGTTTAGAAGATGTGTGGGGTGACGGATGGGATAACAAACCATCAAACAGTTACCCAACACCACCTGAACTACAATACATTAAAAAAGTTGGAGTTCTGAGAAATACTAATATAAAATTGGAATTGATTCAGAACTCCGATTTTTTTTCTATGGTAGATGCAATTGATGATGTTGTTGCTTTAGCTTGGGAAGAAGATGACCAAAATGGCCAAAAAAGATTGGTATTCCGATATGGTAATACCGAAAAAGAAATAAAAGACAAACTCTATGAAAGAGATTTGATTTTAGAATTTGAACAAAAAGTAGTATATGAAAATTAATAAAAAAGCTCTTGAACTCATAGAAAACGGTTTATCTTCAAAAACTGTTTCAAAATTAACTGAATCACAAATTGACATTCTACACAAGAAATTAGTTGTGGAACAAATAAATGTTTCAAAAACAGATACTGCAACAATTACCAAGTTAAAAAATGAAAAGAAACCTTTCCAAGTTTATGAAAAAGAACTTGACGAGGAAGAAGAAGTTACAGTTGACCCAAATAAAGAAACTGAAACTCAAGACCCGAAACAAGTAGGTCCATCATCAGATGACGGATTCGAAACTGAAGATGACGGTATGGGTATGTTTGAAAGCGAAGCAGACTTAAAGCCAGGTCAACCAAATCCATGGGCAATATGCCACGCACAAGTTGGACCTAAAAAAACAAGAAAATTTGAGAGATGTGTACAATCTGTAAAAAAACAATTGTCGGAAGGAAAAAATCCACTATCTTTGTTCTTAGAAAATGAAATATCTAAGCTCGTGGAAAAACACATACAACCAAAAATGACTAAAGGTGAGTTATTAAAATATCTTTCTGAGGGAGGAGACACTAAAACGGCTCCTGTCAGAACTAAACCTGATGTTAAGCCTAGAACAAGGCCTTCACATCCAATGAAAAACCCACACCCTGGTGAAAAACCAAATCCTAAGGCTAAGAAAATAAGTCCTGAGATTGCTAAGGATAAAGTTATTGATACTATTATGGACATTTTAAAAAAATAATTATGGCTAAGAATGTTAGAGAACAATTAGATTATGGTAACACACCCGAAAGGATGGACTCGAACTTGGAAAGAAAACTAGCAAGTCCTGAAAGTCTTTACGGGTCAAATCCTGCAATGAAAAAAGGTCCTGCTGACGTACAAAGATTAGTAAGTCAGAGATTTCAAAAAGTTGCCGATAAATTAAGAGAAGTAACAGGTATTGAAAATCTTAGTTCTAGACAAGTTCAAGAGATGGTTTATAACGAAATGATGTCCAAAATGCCAATGATTATGCAAATTGAGGCAAGACACAAAGAGGAACTAGAACAACTTGCAAAAGAAGCATCATTAGAAGAAACTCAAACACCTGAAGGATGGGTGAAAATTAAGGCAATATTAGGAGGAGGGATTGATACTTCAAATTTCCAATACAAACCAAAAAAAGAAAAAGAACCAAAAGAACCAAAATTACAAATTCCATCTTTTGATGTTGATGAACTGACAGACGAGGAAGAATTTGAGTTAGAAAAACATAAAAGAAATATTATCAATGCCATCATTCAAGGGGCTGCGAAAAAAGGACACTATGTTTTTCAAAAACCTGATATCAGAGAAAAATTAAACAAAATTGACCCAAGATTATATCCTGCTTATTTAGGTATTATGGCAATCAACGATTTCTTGTATTTTACAATGGAACAAATGATTGAAATGATGAGTCAAACAGGTAACGGTGTTGCGGGTAAAGTAGAATTAGACCCTGACGATGACGAGGATGAAAATGATGATTTTGAAGAAGAAGAGAATGATGCAGATACTGTAATTAAAGCTCAAGGAATGATTTTCCCAATTCTTTGTCATGAGATTATCAAAGGTATTGAGGAATCAAAAGGCAGACACGGTTTACCTACATCTGATACAATGCGTGATAGAGTAAAAGGAGCTGTTGATATATTACCAAATGAACCAATGCAATTGAGAATCGGACCTGAAATCGCCGAAAAATTAAGACATGCTTTACCTGACCAAATGTTTGAAGATTCAAACAAAGGTCTAATAAACTGGTTTCACATTTTGTTATACCAAGTACCTGCCCAAGAATTCTTAAATATTATTGGAAACGCTATTTCTGAAGACGAATCAAAAGTTAAAAAAGCTACATCAAGATTTGAAGAAATTATGAGAGAAGCTATTCAAATGAAAAATGAGTTTGATGAATATAAAGAAGATAATGATTCTTCTGATTTTTCAAGTTCTAATGATTTTGGAGATGATGACAATGATGACGATTTAGATGATTTCTTAGGTAGTTTAGGTATATCAAGACCTAAATAATTCAATTAGTGAATAAAGAACAACTAATAATTGAAGTTACGAAGTGCATGAGGAATACACCTTACGCACTTCGTACTTATCTACAGACATACGATAACACAGTTTCAAAGTATGTTCCATTAGACCTTTTCCCAGACCAAATATCTTTAATAGAAGATTACGACAATTACAATGAAAACATTGCCTTAAAGTACAGACAGGCGGGAGTTTCAACAGTAACGGCCGCTTGGGCGTCCAAAAAATTAGCCTTTGCTAAAAAAACCAAACCTGAAAAAATTCTAATAATTGCCAACAAACTTGATACGTCAATGGAGATGGCAAATAAAGTTAGAGGGTTTGTAGAACAATGGCCATCATGGGTAGGTATTGGATTCTCACAAGAGAAAAACTCACAAAGACACTTCAAACTAAATAATAATTGTGAAGTTAAAGCGGTTGCAACTTCAAAAGACGCACTACGTGGTTATACTCCAACAATTCTTATATTTGACGAGGCAGCATTTATTGAGGCCGATAGTGATTTTTGGTCGGCTTGTATGGCCTCACTATCTACAGGTGGTAAAGTAATTGTAGTATCTACACCAAATGGTTATGATGCAATTTATTACGAAATTTATGACCAAGCGTTAAGAGGAATGAATGATTTCAAAATCTCTGAAATGTATTGGCATCGTGACCCTCGTTATACAAAAGACTTGTATATGGTTAAAACCAAGGATTTAGTTCACTATCTATTAAATAGAGAAGATTATCCTAAAGATGTTGTAGTAGATTTATCTATGGACAATCCATATGACAGAGACCATTCTATAGTAACAAAGTACATTGAGGATGGATACAAACCATGTTCTGCTTGGTTTGAGGGTATGGTTAAAAAATTAAAATACGATAGACGTAAAGTAGCACAAGAATTAGAATGTAATTTCTTGGGTTCAGGTGATAACGTATTTGATTCTGAATTAATGCAAAACATTGCCAAAAATCAACTTAGAGAACCCCAAGCAAAATTAATGGGTAGTGGACTATGGATATTCAAAGAGCCCGTTAATGGTCATAAGTACGTAATGGGTGTTGACGTTTCAAGGGGAGACTCTGAGGACTTTTCATCTATTCAGATTATTGACTTTGACGAAAGAGAACAGGCATTGGAGTACGTGGGAAAAGTACCACCAGATGTTTTAGCCGAAATTGCTTACAAATGGGGTACAATGTATAACGCCTATTGTGTAGTTGATTTAACAGGTGGTATGGGTGTTGCAACAGCAAGAAAATTACAAGAGTTATCATATCAAGGAGGTTTTTATATTGATGGTGTTGATACAAGTAATAAATGGAAATACGACCCGAAAATTAATGATAAAATCCCTGGAATTAACTTTAATGCAAAAAGGGTTCAAATTATATCGGCTCTTGAGGAGGCCTGTAGACATGGATTTAGAATCTATTCAAATAGAACTTATAATGAAATGAACACGTTTGTATACATTAATGGTAGACCAGACCACCAAAAAGGACACCATGATGATTGCATTATGGGATTGTCAATGGCAATTTATGTCGCGGAGAAATCATTTCAGTCATTAGAAAAAGTAACTAACCATACTAAAGCGATGATTAACTCTTGGTCAACTGCGGTTAATGAAAATAAAAACGCTTCTGAGTTCTTTAATCCGATGGTTCCTCAAATGGGTAGAGACAGTGCGGGGCATAATCGGAGTTCTTCAAAAGAGGATTACCAGAAATATGGATGGTTATTTGGCGCTAGATAACTATTTATAATTTCAAGGTTTTAAGTAAAATTGTATTATGAATGATAATAATTTAACGGTATGGCAGAGGCTTTCTAAAACGTTCGGCCCGAATTCTTTACTAAAGCAAGATTATCCAACTTTTAAGTTTGATAAGAAAGAACTTTTGCGTACAACAAATCGTGATGAATATGAGAAAGAAAAATTACAAGCTCAACAATCGTTTTATTTATCTAATCAATGGTCTAAGGTTGAAAACAACTTATACTCTCAAGCAATTTATTATGAACCATCAAGATTGTCTTCGCAGTATGATTATGAATCTATGGAGTATACTCCTGAGATTTCCGCAGCGTTAGATATCTATTCTGAAGAATCCACAACAACAAATGAAGATGGATTTATTCTTCAAATCTATTCTGAGTCAAAAAGAATTAAATCAGTGTTGGCCGATTTATTCAACAATAATTTAGATATTAACACCAACTTACCAATGTGGACAAGAAACACTTGTAAGTATGGTGACAATTTTGTTTATTTAAAATTAGACCCAGAAAAAGGTGTTGTAGGATGTCAACAACTACCAACTATTGAAATTGAACGCCACGAAGTTGGTGTAACACAAAAAATTTCGGTAGATATCACTGCTGAACCTGACAAAGACAAGAAAGCATTACACTTTACTTGGAAAAACAAAAACATGGAGTTCCAATCATGGGAAATTGCTCACTTTAGATTATTAGGTGACGATAGAAAACTTCCTTACGGTACTTCTATGTTAGAAAAGGCCCGAAGAATTTGGAAACAATTATTACTATCTGAAGATGCAATGTTAATTTATCGTACATCAAGAGCACCTGAAAGAAGAATGTTCAAGGTATTCGTAGGTAATATGAATGACGATGATGTTGAGGCATACGTAAACCGTGTTGCTAATAAATTCAAAAGAGAACAAGTTGTTGATAGTAAAACAGGTAACGTAGATATGAGATTCAACCAAATGGCGGTTGACCAAGATTACTTTATCCCTGTTAGAGACCCAGCAGCACCAGACCCAATTACAACTTTACCTGGTGCGACTAACCTTTCTGAGATTGCTGATATTGAATATATCCAAAAGAAATTATTAACAGCGCTTCGTGTCCCTAAAGCATTCTTAGGTTTTGAAGAAGTTGTTGGTGATGGTAAAAATTTATCATTACAAGATATTCGTTTTGCTCGTACTATTAATAGAATTCAAAAAAGTATGATTGCAGAATTGAATAAAATTGCAATTGTTCACTTATTTTTACTTGGATTTGAGGATGAATTACAAAACTTTACATTAGGCCTTACAAATCCATCTACACAAGCTGATTTATTAAAAATTGATGTTTGGAAAGAAAAAGTATTATTATATAAAGACTTAGTATCTGACCCAGGAAATGGTATACAACCAACTTCTTCAACATGGGCTAAGAAACATATTTTTGGATTCTCTGATGAAGAAATCAGACTTGATTTACAACAACAAAGAATTGAAAGAGCAGTCGGAGAAGAACTTAAAGCCACTCCAACAGTTATCACTAAAACAGGTTTATTTGACAACATTGATAAATTATACGGTAACGGAGCTTCAGGTACTCCAGCAGTACCTAGTGCGGGTAGTGAAACAGAAATTGGTGCACCTCCAGCAAGTGGTGGAGCATCTGAGTTTGAAACTGCTGCAACACCTGAAGAAGCAACTCCTTCAGCTCCTGAAACTCCAGCAGGACCTGAAGCAGAAATAACTCCAGAATCCAAAACCGCTAACATGAATATCCTATTGGAAAACAACATTTTCAGAGGGTCAACGTTCTTAGATTTGGGTCAAGGGCAAGAATCTTTAGGAGAAATTTCAAAAGAATTGGATAAGTTACTAAACTCGTAATATTTATATTCAAAATACCTTTATAAATGACGTTCGGACAAATCAAATCCATAATAGAAAACAGCTTAATTGAATCTTATCAAAATGAAAAAGATTTCAAAAAGTCACTTAAAGAATTCAAGCATAATGTTTTGAGTAATAAAACTATGTCAAAGATATATTCTTTGTACGACCAGTTAAGTACACCCCAAAGTTTATCCGAATCCGACGCTAAAGATTTTTTAGAAGAAGGTATTAATTTAATTCAAAAATTATTACCAAGTATTAAATTGCCATCAACATTATCCGAAAATGTTGAAAATAAATATTCTGACATTGATTCTATTGTTTATCTAAATAAATTGGATATACACGAGAGAATTAATTCAAAAAAGAATATTATTAAATTGTTAACGTCAACTAATCGTACTATAAAGGAATCTATTAACATTCCATTAAAATCTATGGTTAGTATTGCTAACCAAACATTAAAGAATTACATTGATACTCTTGATGAGAATTCTAAAAAAGAATTTTTCTTAATCATTTCAGAAGATACCGCTTCACTTGAAACTAAGTTTGAAACTATCCGTGAGAGCGCAGTATCTAAGCTTCAAACAATTTTAGAAAAAGAAGATGAGTTTGAAATGAAGACAAAGTTATCAGAAACAATTGATAGAATTAAAAACGAGAAGTTTGACCAAATGAATTTTTTAAAAATAAAAAATTTAGAGGAGTCTCTTTAATCGTTATTTAATTTTTGTTTGTAGATAGCTTTTAATTTTTTCACTCTTTTTGTCAGTGATTTCTTAACAAACTGTTTTCTTTCAAAAAGTATTTGATTTTGCTTAGTCTTGATAACTTTAGATTTTAAAGTCTTTAAGGCTCTTTCAATACTCTCGTTATTTTTAATTTCTACTATTAACATATAATACAAATATCTATAATTTTTACAAAATTTTTGACAATCGTTATAAAATGTGTTATTTTTTACATATATAATAAATGATTACCAATGTAAAGGTTAATGAAAAAAGGTAAAAGCGTAAAATTAAATCTATATAATCCAATTAAATCGGTATATGGGACTGTAGATTCAAAAAATTTAAAATCACTCTATATAAATATTCAATCTTGGGTAACACCAAAAAAAGAGTATGATAATTGGAACCGAGTTGTGTCAAGTTTAAACAGAGACATTAAAACATCAGTATTCAATTCTATTGATATGTCAATATTCAAAGAAAGAAGTATTATTGACTTAGATTTAAGAACAAGTGGTTTATCTTATGGTAAAAAATCATTTTTAAATCTTGAAGTTAATTTATACACAAATCAAGAAATTGACTTTAAATCCCAAGAAATTAAAGAATCTGTCAAAATTATTATTAAAAATATATTCAATAACGCGGTTGAAAATAACAAATATTTTAATTTTTCAATTTCAAAAAATGAGGAAATCTAATAAAGATACTCTTTTGGTATATTTATCTTAAAAAAGAATTAATGAAAAATTTAAGAATCTTAGAGGCCAACGAATTAGGTCACGGAATATTAATTGAAATGGATGCTGGTTTGGTATCGCCTAAAGACCATCGTAATTTTGAAATTCTAAAAGAGGCTGCGACACTTGATTATAGAAATCCTTTTGAATTCTATGCGGTTTTACAAAAGTATGACACCCCAAATAGAAACGGTAGATTCTACCCTGAAAGAATTTTAAAAAGAGAAGCTGACAATTATAAGAAGGCTATTGCTAAAGGTTTATCAACATCAGAACTTAACCACCCTGAGTCGTCATTGATTGACTTAGACAGAGTATCTCATATTATCACTGATATATGGTGGGATAAAAATATATTGATGGGTAAACTCAAACTATTAACTTCACCAGGATTTCATGAAAGTGGAATTGTTTCAACAAAAGGAGACCAAGCAGCTAATTTAATGAGACAAGGAGTAACTATGGGAGTTTCATCAAGAGGAGTTGGTTCATTAAAAAAAGTTGGGGAAAGAAATGAAGTACAAGATGATTTTGAATTAATTTGTTTTGACTTAGTGTCTTCGCCTTCAACACCTGGTGCTTATTTATTTTCAAACCCTGAAGACAGAGGAAAATATGAAGAAAATTTAGATGAAGAAAAAAAGATAAAACAATCAATGGATACTTCATCAAATAAATCCCTTGACTTAATGAAAAAATTGAACGATTATTTAGGAAAATAAAATAAAAAAATGGAAGAAAAATATTTTGTAGCAAAAGTTCAGTATGATTTACCTGACGAAAATTCAGGAAAGATTAAAAAAATTAGAGAGGAAAAACTTGTTAAAGGTTACTCCGTGACAGATGTTGAAGCTAAAGTCACAAAAAAGTATGAAGGTTTTACACACGATTGGAGAATTACTTCAGTTTCTGAAAGTAAGATTGACGAAGTTATTGAATAGTTATGAAAGTGGTCTCTGACCACTTTTTTTTTGTTTCAACATATTTATTGTAAACACAAAAAATATGTTATTTAATTTATCTCTTAAGAATATTGATTCATCTATTGACTTACTTATCGTAAGTGGTTCATCATGGTCAAATTGTTTAGCCTACGCTGAAGGTACTGAAAAAGAAATTCAAAGTATCAACTTATTAAATGTTGATAATATTATTTTAAATGACACATCATTGAGTGGGTTATATCAAATAATATTGAAAGACATAACATCACCACAAACTTCAAATAATATCATTTACGATACATTTGATAATTCATCAACTTGGGCTCAAAACCAACCAAATAAAGATGTTGTAAGCATTCAATATCAAAAAAGGTCGTTTATTGCCATCTAAAAAATAAACTTTTTGAATTTTGATACTATTTATAAGGTATAAAAAAAATAATTTTTCATGCAAGAAAATAAATCATTAGTACAAGAGGCACTCATTCAAATGAAAAACGTTGAAGAGGCAATTGCCGAAAATGCAAAAGGAATACTTGCTTCAACAATGAAGGAAGAAATCAATCAATTAGTAAAAGAATCTCTATCTGAACAAGAAAATGAAGAAGATGAGGTTGAAATAGATGCTGCTATCCCATCATTAGGTGATGAAGGAGATGCGGTTGATAATGACGATATGGGAATGAACATTGATATGGACATGAACATTGACTCTGACAGTCCAATAGATTTAACTGACGCTACTGACGAAGAAATTCTGAAAGTATTTAAAGCGATGGGTGAAGATGACGGAATCATCGTTAAAAAAGATGGTAACGAAATTCATTTATCAGATGATAATAACGATGTAGAATATCTTGTTAAACTTGGTGAATCAGAAGAAGAGGAAGAAACAATGAATGAAATGGATTACGCTGACGATTCAGATGAATCAGTTGACGAGGTTATCAAAGCAATTTTTGATGGTAATATGTCAGGAATAAATTCTCCTAAATACGAATCTGAAATGGAAGAACAAGAAGACGACGAAGAAGTTGTTTATGAGATTTCATTAGACGAAGATGAGGAAGAAGAATTGGATGAAGAAATGGACGAAGAAATGTACGAAGAAATGGAAGAAGAATTAGAGGAAGAATATTTCACTAATGAATCAAAATCTTCGGTAAAACCTAAAGGTGTTGGAATTGGTAAAGGACCAAAATTCTCTTATGACAATAAGGCTAAAGGAGGATTTGACGAGGACAAAAAAGAAGGTCCAAAGGCAGTTGGTACTGGTAAAGCTAAATTTGAATACAAGAAAGGTGCTAACATGGAAGGTAAATCTAAAGTTGTTAAAGCTGAAACAAAAGAGGGTGATTACGGAATGAATAAGGGTGACAAATCTAAGACTCACAAAGATGATGAAGATTACACTACTAAAAAAGGTGATACTTTAAAAAGAAAAGCGTTTGAAAAAGAAGAAACAAAAGAAGCTGCAAGAACTTATGGAAGTGGTTCCAAAGAAGGTAGAGGATTAAGAAAGGGCATTACAAACAACAGAAACTATGTTTATGGAAATAACGGTGTAACTGTTGAATCTTTAGAAGCGGAAGTTTCTATGTTAAGAGAAAAAAATGAAGAGTATAGAAAAGCGTTAAATGTTTTCAGAGAAAAATTAACGGAAGTTGCTATATTCAACTCTAACTTAGCTTACGCAACTAGATTGTTCACTGAACACTCTACAACTAAAAAAGAAAAAATTAACATTCTTAGAAGATTTGACGATGTTGAGACACTTAAAGAATCAAAAGGTCTTTATAAATCAATCAAAGAAGAATTAACTAAGATTGACTCAAAATCAATAAATGAGTCGGTAGGACAAAAAATTAATAACACAGTTTCTACAGGTTCATCTACTACTTTAATTGAATCTAAAACTTATGAGAATCCTCAGTTCATGAGAATGAAGGACTTAATGAGTAAGTTACAATAAAGTAAAAAATAAAATAAAACTTAAAAACAAACTATACTAAAAAATGGGAGCATTATTAGAATCAGGTCTTGTAGGTAACATCGGTCTTAAGCACCTTAAGGTTATCAAAGAAGACACAATTAGTAAGTGGGACAAATTAGGATTCTTAGAGGGTCTTAAAGGTCACATGAGAGAAAACGTTGCACAATTATATGAAAACCAAGCATCGTATTTGATTAACGAAGCATCATCTACATCTGACACAGGTGCATTTGAAACAGTTGTTTTCCCAATTGTTAGACGTGTATTCTCTAAATTATTAGCGAATGATATCGTTTCTGTACAAGCTATGAATTTACCTATCGGTAAATTATTCTACTTTGTACCAAACATTCAGTCATACGACCCAGCGTTTTCTAACGCAAATAGTGGAGCACACTACGCACCGTACGGTTCACCGAACGCTAACGCGGACCAAACTCCAAACAGTGGTTATGATTACAATAACACTAAAGACCTTTACGATAGATTCTACGAAGGTAACGAACCAGCTTTAGACCCACCAGGATTATTTGATTATTCTAAGGGACAATATTCTGCTATCACTGCAGATGTTGCTACTGTAGCTTGGTTAGCTGACCAATTAGTTGTTTCAGCTTACTCTTTATCAGACTATAGAAAAGTTCTTATCGTAATGTCTGGTTTCGCTTCTGACGGAGCAGGTAAATTGATTGGTCCAGATGGTCAACCTATGGACAACGAAGCTTTCTTATCTGATTTGACAGTTCGTGGAGCTGCTGGAAACATTTATACTTCAGCTAACACATCTAACAATTATTTATTCAGAGTTGTAACTCAAAGATATGGTAAAGGTATTGTTCAATACGGTGATAACAACGCAACATTAGTATTCCCTAACAGTAAAACTGATGGTGGTCAATATGACAACATCTGTGATGCTCAAGGTAAAATTTACTTAGAGGTTGATTTACAAGTACCAGTATGTATTACTTGTGGTGGTTCTATGGACGGTTACACAGGTTCTACATTTGCTTCTACAACAGCAGTAAACCAAGCGTTTACAGCTACTTATAGAATCTACAAAAACTTAGAATTTGAAGATAAAATCGGTGAAGTTTCATTTGATTTAATGTCAGTAACAGTTTCTGTAACTGAAAGAAAATTAAGAGCTCAATGGTCTCCAGAAATGGCACAAGACGTTGCAGCATTCCATAATATTGATGCTGAAGCTGAATTAACAGCTTTATTATCTGAACAAGTTGCTGCAGAAATTGACCGTGAAATCTTAAGAGATTTACGTAAAGGTGCAGCATGGAACTTACGTTGGGATTACAATGGTTGGAAGAGACTAGGTGGTCAAGCACAACCTTATACTCAAAAAGACTGGAATCAAACTTTAATTACAGCTATCAACCAAATTTCAGCTCAAATCCACAAGTCTACTTTAAGAGGTGGAGCTAACTGGATTGTTGTTTCTTCTGAAATCAGTGCTATCTTTGATGACTTGGAGTACTTCCACGTATCAAACGCAGCTCCTGAGCAAGACCAATATAACATGGGTATTGAAAGAGTAGGTACTTTAGCTGGTCGTTACCAAGTTTATAGAGACCCTTACTTCCCTGCTAACCAAGTGTTATTAGGTCACAAAGGTACATCTTTATTAGATACTGGTTACATTTACGCACCATACGTACCATTACAATTAACACCAACGATGTACAATCCGTTTAACTTTACACCAATCAAAGGTATCATGACTAGATACGCTAAGAAAATGGTTAATAACAGATTCTACGGACGTATCACAGTTGATGGTGTTAGAACTTTCGACTTAAGAGAATTGAGATAATCAATATTCTTGATGATAGTAAAAAAGGGACAAGTAATTGTCCCTTTTTTTATTCTTCAGTTTTTTTTGAATTTAATATTCTTATTGATTTTGAAATTATTTCTGCTTCTTGTAACGAATACACATTGTGTTGGTGAGCATATTCTAATGATTGTATTAACATATAAAATGCCTGGTCAAAATTTAAGTTGTCAACTATCATTTCAATATCTTCAGGTTTATAATATGCAACACTATTAAAAAGTAATCCTAATGGTTTTTTTTCTTGTAACATAATGTTTCTTTGATATATTTATAATAATATGAAAAATAAAAGAATTAGTGAAGCGACAGGGTCAGGAAGTGCTGGTCATTTTAAAGTACCAATTGTTTTAGCACCCCAAGCATGGACTGAAGACCAATTAGGGCCATTTAATATTCCTGTTTATCAATACACCAATGCAGAATTAGCATATGAAGAGGCTAGTGGAGACGATTATAAAGAGTCTCCCGAAGAAAGAGCAAAAATTGAAGATAAAACTGAAATATTATCTAAAATTGATACATACTTGAAAAGTTTTTATACTGGTCAGAACGACGACGAAGGTAGTAGTATTGGTGACATTGAAAATCCTGATGAGGTTATTGACAAAGCCGTTGGATTTCTTAAAGAGGATTTGGCAGTTTGGTTTGGTAAAAAGAAAGCTCCAAAAGGCAGTTCACAACCAAAGGGGCCATGGGTCAATATTTGTCGTAAAAAAGAAGGTGGTAAACATCCGCCATGTGGTAGACCTGAAGCTAGTGATAAAGGATATCCTAAATGTAGGGCTGCAGGTGTAGCAAGTAAAATGAGCGATTCTCAAAAGAAAGCTGCGTGTCAACAAAAAAGAAAAGCCGAAAAAACACATTCCAAAAGTGGTACTGGCAACCAACCAAAAATGACTCACTACGAGCCGAAAAATGAATCTCTTAGAGATACAATAAAAAACGCTTTAAGAGAACATTATAATAGAATTCCTTAAAGCGTTTTATTAATTAACAATAAGCACCTGAACAGTGTTTCTTACCGTCTAATCCTTTAATTTTACCTTTACAAACTTGAACAGCGTGACCATTTGCGTAAGCACTAGGGTAAATTTTAAATTTTGCCTTCGCTGAAGCTTTTCCCCTAGCGCAAAGTGGAGTTCCTGTTTTCTTTCTGCTTTCTGCCATCATTTCCTCGTAATCTACGTATTCGTCTTTTTTAGCAAATTCATTTTTGAAAAAATCAAATACTTGGTCTATGTTGACCTTTGCTTCAGTGATATGGTCATCGGCCCAATCGTGTCCATTATTGATTAACTGGTCAATCATATGGGGGTCCATTTCCAACATCATTTCACATTGTCTTTTAATTTGTTCTAAATTGCTAAAAAGCATATAATTCGCTTCATCTTGTTCTTTAAGAACTTTGTTAACAAGTCTATTTAAATCTTGTTCTGTAAGTTTTACTACCTTTGTCATTTTTTATTTACGATATTAAATGTTAATTGTTTTTTATAGGTGTCTTTCTCACCTGATGTATTCACTTGAATATCAACATAATATTGATTTGGAATTTTATCTCTCATGTCAAAGATAAAATAATATTCATTTGGAGTTCTGTTGATTGGAGTCCAATCTTGAACTTGAACTTCTGTCGTACCTTCTCTTACATACACTCTATAGAATGCTGAAATATTTTGTAATGGTACTTGTCCTGTGTAGGCTTTCTTAATTGTAACCCCTACTTTTCTTATGTCGGAATTAAGTATTTGTTCGTTTTGTAAGATACCATAGAAATCAAAACCAAATTTGGTAGGGTCTTGAGATACTGAACCAATTTGAATTCCCGCGGAATATGGTTGTAGGGTAAACTGATTTGTTACGTTTGGAAGACTTTGTCCACTAATTGTTAATCCTGACCATACATCGTAGAATAAACACGGTGTAGGTTGATTTGTAAACCCGTTGGGAACAACAACTTCATAAACTCCTTTGGTTCTCAAACATGTGTTTAATGAAGACATACCACTAACGGCATCCCCGTTTCTATCTTCAATTCTAACAAACGGGTCAGAATCTAAATTAACCAAGTCACCATTTTGATAAACATAAAGGTATAATTTATTTATTTGATTCTTTAGAAATACATTTCTATCGTCTTTGATTATGTCATCATAATTTGTTAACATATATGGTTGATAGAATGTTTGTGTTTGTCTTGAAAAGAATGCCACACTATAACTTTCAGTTAAACCTGTCAAGTTTTCAATTTGAGGTAAATAAGCCAATCCCCATCCTGTAACACCTGTGATTGAACCATTAAGAATACCGTTGATTTCATCCGACATATCCATGTTAATGTCCTCATTACCCAATTCAAAATGTTGTCTTGCAATAATCGTTAGACCTGAGTAATTAACAGTTCCTTGGTCTTTGTTGTCATAAATTCCTGGTTGGGTCCAATTTGAAATTGTAGATGTTTGGTACCAGTTTGATGGTCTTGTAGAGTATGCTCTACTATCTACATATGTTAAAGGGGATGAACCTCCTATGGCACTATTCTGAGCTAAGTTAAAATCATTGTAATCGTAACCTACTCCTTCATCCCATTGTTGAGATGGACCTGTCGTACCTGACGCCTGAGGGATTCTAAATAAAATTAGGTCGAATGATGTCGCTCGTCTTCTTTTGTTTGACATAAACGAATTTAAAAGTTCATTATCAAATGACGATGTGTTTGTCATTTTTAATGTATGAGTCATCGCCGAAGTACACCCTGTTGAAATTACCCCTGAAGTAATATTTTCTCTAAGTAATGCTAAATCTAATTCAAAGATGAATCTTGTGAATCCGTAGTTAGGTACTACGTAATCTGATGCACCAAAATTTAATTCAATAACAGGGTTTCTTCCCGTGTTGACGTAAGAATTTGATATGATAGTATTATTCTTATCTATGTATGACCTTAAGATTGACATTAATGTTTTTTAATATAAATACTAGTTAAGTCTAATATTTTTGTTAAGAATCTTATTTGCTGCGTTTTGAAGTTCAGTTAAGATATCTTGAACGTTACTTCCGTCCTGAGTTACAGGTACTGGTGGTAGTCCTGGGAATGCGTGAGTATGGGTTACCAAGAATCTAACAATCAAATTAATTAATTCCATGAGCTCTTCGCCTCTAACTAAACTTGATGTTTTTGGAATAATTTCATCAACAAATTGGTCTCCTGTTATGCCATACAGTGTATTATCAAAATTGATTTTACCTTTACCTGGAATTGACGATTGATGAGAAAGTAAAAATACGTTATCACTTCCTAACGCACCAAAGGTTGTTGGACTATTCACAAAAGTTGAATTAGGGATAACACTTGTTTTTGTTTCAAGTGGTATACCAACTTTACTTTTAGCATAAACTAATCCATATCCTCCTTGTTTGAGGGCGGAAAATAATTTAACATTGTTGAATATATTTTGAATATTTTGTACTTCAACACCCGTTGGATTCAAATAACTTGAAGACAATGATGGTTTTAAGTACGAATATGTTAAATTATTTGGTCTGTAAAAAAATGGAAAACTTCCATTTAATCTTAAAGATAAATTATTTTCAAGAGTAGGTGAAAGTTCAGAGCCCGTTAATGGGTCTGTAACACTTGGCGTTCCATTACATTTATTTATAAAATTGTTAATAAACTTTGCAGTGTCAGTTATTGATAAAGATGTAAACGGAACGGATTCAATTAAAGATTTCAATTTTTCATCAACAACACTTCCTACTGTCAAGTTTTTTGAATTTGTTGATATATCAGGTTTTAATCCATATAGATAAACATTACCTGAAAATTTGTTTTGAGTATTTTCAGGATTAATAATTACCCACTCAACCAAATATTTTACGGCAATTACTTTTTCGTTAAATTCTACAATAGTTTTGTCTTCTTGTTTAACCTTCGTTGTATTAACTCTTGAGAGTTGTAAAAAACCTCTTTGTGAATTACCACTTGGTATAACGTTTGGTTGTAAAGTTGCTGATTTAAATTTACCTGCTCTTAATAAAACCTCATTTTCTTTAACAATTAAATCCGCACTACCTCTTCCTAAAATTGCGTTATCACCTGGCTCAGGGAATACACCTTTATGAGTTGCTTTGTCAGCATAAGTACCATCTTGATTTTTTAAAGGTTTAGGATTTGATAGTTGGGTACCTGTACCTGTAAATTTATTTCCACCGACATAATATTCAAATAAAATTGCAGTTGGTGATGAAAATGTGTTTTGAATGTAATATTGATTTTGGTATTTGAAATCTTTATTAACATAAATAACTTGCGCTAATTCTTCTACTTTAGGTACTTGGTACATAAAGTAGGGCATTAAAGGATTAAAAATAAATGGGTCTCTACTTGTCCATACATCCTTCTGTTCGTCCCAAGGTGGGTCAGTAATACTTTTTACAATATCGTTATAATTATCAGTCAATAATTTGGCTCTAATCCTACCCAACATCATTGGGTCTTGATTATCCATAACTACTACTTGAAAAAATATCGGTCCTGTCATTATTTATTTCTTAACTCGTACTCTTTTAATGTTTTATTATAAAGCTCTTCAACACTATCTAAATACATAGTAAGATTTATAATATTAGTTCTTGTTAAATCAAAATCGGTGGATAATTTATCCATTATTTCTATTAATTTTGAATTAGGTAAATTTTTTAAATCCGCTTGTTCTTTTAAAATACTGTCAAATTCTTCTGTTGTCATGTTACGTCGCTTTTCCTACAATTCTTGTACAAGCCGCTGGATTAAATGCACAGTTTGCATCAATAGTCGCCTGAACTTTACCGTTTTCAGAATTTTCTTTGTCGGCTCCTTTGTGTGTTGCCAAGTTATATAACACCATTAAATTTGGTGAACCATCAGGTAAAGCATTTGTCGGTAAACCTAACTCTTGTAAAAATTCTATTGTGTTTATTGTCGACCTATTAGGGTCAGTTCCTGGTAAAAATCCTGATAACGCTAACAAAGGAGCTGGAATATCATTACTTGTTAGTCCACTACTTTGAGATATTAAATTTAAGAGTATTAAAATGTCATTTACTAACGATTTGCATCGTCTATAATCATCAACTAATTGAGATATAATTAAATAATAATTTAATATCTGTAATAGTGCAGATATAATTTGGTACTTTTTGAGTATTTTACTTTTTATTATATCTTGATTTACAAAATATATTAAATTAATAATATCTTTTTCTAAAATTTTATACAAAGTTTTCAAATAAATGGCCCCAATTTTAGAAACCACTTGAATACTAAATGTTTTAAACACTCTAAGAAAGTCTACTGAATTGTTGACTATATTATTAACACCTCCTAAACTATTATTACCTGACTGAATAAATGTGTTACCTGAAGTTATAAGTTGATTATATTGTGATAATGCATTACTTTCCACCACTTTTAACAAAACAAAAATAGGTAATAAAACTTTTGGTGACAATATTGCTGATGCAACCGCTATAGGTATTTGTTTCAATACATCTTTATTAATTGCAACCTCAACATTTAAATTTGTTGGTATAAAAAGTTTCCAATCGGGATTTTGGTAAAGGCTATCAATAATTGAAGTAATCGTATTTACTTGTTGTTCTGTAGTTTGACCGCTTAAAGTACTTCTAAACTCAACTAACTGAGCTACAATATTTTCGTAGTCAACAGGTAATTTAATGTTATTACAGTCTTCAAATTCAACAACTTTATTTTGAATATTTGTAACCTCAACATCAATATTTCTTAAATCAACTTCAGTAAATTCAAAAAAACTTTCATCAACACCATCTAATTCTGCAATTTTTGAAATACCACTAACATCAATTTCTTTTCTTGAATCAAAACAAAGCCCTAATATTCTTTGGAGTAACAAATAAAATTTTGAATTCTCCGTTATTTCATCGGCACTTATATTCGCTTTCATGGAAATGGCTCCTGATAACAAATTCATGATAGCCGCTGTCATGTCAACACTATCAATTATTTTAATTGTACTATAGTAATCATTTAAAAAATCTCCAACGTTGTTACCTGATTGTTCATTGTCTCCAGTTATTGGTTCTTTATCTATTAGTGCAAATCTATAACAATCTTGAGTTATTCCATATTGATTTGTTTTTGAGTATTCAAAATCAAACAATGGTTGACCTGATGTGCCTTGGTAATATTTTCCAAATTCAGTATAATAAGACCTACCTAAATTAGATGAATCCATTCTTTGATTCAATTGTTTATTCATCGGAAAAGCTATTTTTCCTCCGTAAGGCCTCAAAAATCCAGCTTGAGTGGTAACTTCAGGAGCTTCATATAAAGATTTGCCAAGCGTAGAGTCTGGTGCATTTTTTAATAGATTACCGATGTCTAAAGATTCAACAGGTACATATATACCCTCACCTTCAGGTAAAGTTGAAAGTGGATTTAAATTTAAATTGGATACTGAATATCCATTAAATGTTTGTTCTTGTGAACAACCTATGGCATGTATTGCTTCATCAGAAATAATTTTTCTTACTTCAGGTTCTATTGCAACACTAGTCTCAATTAACTTTCTTCGTAAATAACTAATAGTACTACCACCTGAACCGCTCACCAGTCCAATTAGTTCTAACATTTGTGTAAAAGATGTAGGTGGATTCCTTAAGTATCTTTTTTGTTGATTTTGTATTTTGTCTAACTGAGTGTTTAACGCGTTGTTACTTGGAGATTCAGAATTACCTGCCGATGCTTTTAATTCTTTAGCTCCAGCGGACGCTTTTGTAAAAGCGACTATGGCTTTGGTTCTACTTTTAGCAGCACCCCAACTTTGTGATAAATCTATTGCCATATTATTTCATTTTATATGTTTCTTCGTCGTTAGAAACATCTTTTTCTATAAGATTTTGAATCAAATCATCATCTAAATCAGCCAAAGAAAAAGATTCGTTATTACCACTGTTTGATTTTTCCCAAATACTTGATTGAAGTTTTGACAAACTAATTTTTTTTTCCACACAATCATTAACAATTTTTTGTTGTTTTTCAATAACAGGACCGATAGTTGTCATGTCTGATGGATTTTTTAACAGAGCCAACATCTTATTTTGAATTCTGATGGCAGTCTGTCTTTGTTCTACAAGTTCATTGTAGATTTCTTGCATTAAAGATAATATAGATTCCTTACTAAAATTAATTTCTTTACGTTGTGGTCTAGGCATATCTATAAATACTTTTTAATCCGTTTTCATTCGTGATTGAATGACTAAGTATAATTTTTTAAATCTTTTAATTGAACTTCTAATTTCTTTTGTACTTAAATTAGTCATTTCTCTTAAAGATAATAAAATAACATTTTTATTAAATTTGTTATTATCGGCCCCTGAAAATATGGTTTCATAGTTGTCAAATAAATCGGCTAATGCATATCCCAGTTTTCTTTCGTTGTCATTTAAATTTTCAGACTCAATAAACTCTTTTAACTCTCTAATATATTCTGTAATGATTACGCTAGTATCTACAATCTCTTCATCTATTCTGTACATCATATCAGGTCTTTCCTCGATACTCTCAGACATATCCTCATATGAAACTTTTCTATTAATTTCTTTTTGGTCTTTGATGATTTGACCCATCAAATAATTTTTACATATTGTTCCAAAATAAGAATACGCTTTCTTTTCTTTTGACGGTTTAAACTTATCAACTTTTGTCATTAAAAAAGAATGGGTATCACAATGGATTTCAGTAAAATCCATATCTTTGCGATATAGTTTATAACGCCTTATGATAGATGAAATCATTTTATCTAAAGGACCTCTTAAAAACTGATTGTATATTTTATTCTTTTCTTCAGAAGTTTCCGCCAATAGAAAGTTTCTAACGGCGGTTTCTTCCCTAACATCAAAATAATTTTCTTTTACAGCCTTTCTTCCTCTTTTTTTAGATAAAACATCTTCTGTTGTTGCAGATAGAGTTTCAGACATTATACTGTTTCTGATTGATATTTTATGGCTCTATCGTCCACAAAGAAAAATTCTTTCTTCGCTGTTTGAATCCAAAATTTAACTTCATCATCAACCATTTTATCTTCACCAAATTTGTAGTTGTAGAAGATAGAACCTTCTCTCATATTTGTGTGTTTATAACCTAATCTTGGAACTGTCATGATTGTTACTGAGTTATAAGATAATCTTAATAAGAACTCATAAACAAACGTTAATTTAATTGTTGGTTTAAATCCGCCAAAGTCTTCAAATACTTCTTTTTTAATTACAGAACCTGCAGTTTGGAAGTTTTGGTAATCTTGTAATGTTTCATTTGTTAAGATACCCATTTCTTGACTAAAGTTGGCTGCGAATGTTGCTTCATTAGTAAAACCTGCAAACATACCTTTTTCGTCCGTTTCAACAACTACAGGTAAGAACATTTGAACTTCAGGATATGCCGCAATATATTTCTCAACATTTTTGAACCAAATAGATGAATATTCATCATCAAATTCAAATAATGAAATCCATTTACCTTTGGCATTTTTAACACCAAAGTTTACTTGGTCTGCATAATTTGGATTTTTGTCCCATAATAATTTAGTTACATTCAAAGTACCGAAATCATACCCTTCTAAAAGAGTTACTAACGATTCCTCAGAAGTATGGACAATTACTAATTCTTCAATTTCAACAGTTTGAGATTGAATTGATTTAATTGCTTTTTCAAAATATTCATCAAAGTTTCTTGCCTTAGATGATTTAATTGGTAGTATAATTGATAGTGATAATTTGTTGCTCATATTATTCTTCAGTTTTAGAAATTTGTTGTTCAAATGAATCCGCTCTAACGGTTAAGTAATTTTCAAATAACGAAATGATTTTAGATTCAAATTCTTGTTTATTCGTATAGTTTTCAACAGTTTGTTTCATACTGTCATAAAGTTCTGGTGATATGTTGTCTTCTAACCAATTTTGGATGAAATCCGCAATTACATCACATAATAATGTTTCATCAGTAATCCATATACCATTATCGTCATTCATCCACTCAGGTTTAATGTTTGGCAATTTACCAATTACAGGTACGTTAGAAGCCATAGATTCTAATGGGAATGTACCAAACCCACTTTTATCATCAACCCAAACGCTTACAAAACATTCTCTTAATGAATTGGCAAATTCTTTTTCAGACAAACCACGCAAATCTCTAAAAGTGAACCATCTATATTGAGGAAATCTCAAATAGAATGTTTTGATAAGGTTGATAGTGTCTGATTGTTCTCTTGTATGAACACCAATGATTGGCATTGCAGGTAATGTTTTAGGTGAAAATTCTGAAGAGACTAAAGGTTTGACAATATCAAAAGTAGTTTGTCTCATTACTTTTTCAATATATTCTTGTTGTATTGGACTTGTTGTAATACATTTTAAAAAACCATATTGAGCCCAATTTTGACCTGGTTGTAATGTCTCAACAATTTGAGAATATGCTTGAGCCAATACTATTTTAGCACAAGGTAAATTTTTAATTTGTTCCATAACATAACCAAATAGCTCTGGTACAACAATAAAATCTTCAGGAGAAATTTCTAAATTTTGCCCTTCAATGGCTTTGTGAGGAATTTCCATATATTCTTCTTCTAACCAAGCGACAACTCCAGCGTAATCTGCTTTTTCATGAAGAATGATTGGATTAAATCCGTTATCTAAAAGAGTTTTTGCCATCTGATAAATTAACTTTATAGATGCCTTTGCATTCCCTTTTGTGTCTTGGACAAGAAAATAAATTCTTGCCTTCTTATCTCTAAGAATTTGAATTGATTGTTTAACTTTTTCTTGTAATGTGTTTTCCATATTAATAATGATTGATAAGTTTTTTGTTTAATAAACTATTAAATGCTAGTTTGAATGGTATACTTGCCTTTGATGCGGTTTCAGATTTTTTAAGGCCTAAATTATCATCAATTTCGTCTCTTTCTGATAGTATAGTTTCTAATAATAATTTTACCATTTCAAATTTGATGATATTGATTTTTGTTTCGGTTCCTCCTGAAAACTCATCGTATTGTGAAGAATCGCTTAGGACAGGGTCGTTCATATCCAAGTAATTTTCAATCTCATCTAAATCTATATAATAATTTTCTCCTAGGACATTAAGCATATATTTCTTCAATTTTTGTTTTTAACTCTTTTAAATTTGTTATTGAATGCTCAACTTCAACATCTTTGTTGTAAGAAGTATCATACTTAATAACAATCTTTGATTGTGGATGGTCTAATAATAGTTTAGGATTTGCTGTAAGTAAAACATCTATTGAATCCCACATAGAATTTATTGTCGATTCACTATAAAACTTCACAGTTTCTACTAAACATCCAAATTTAGATATAAAAAATAATGAAGCAGGTTTTGATTTCCCAATTTCATCAGAAACTATTAAAACATCGTGTTCATCTCTAATGTCTAAATAAAAATCATTGAAATCCATCATACTTGATACTTCTACTGAACCAGCATGTCCAAAAATTTCCATTGTGTGTTCTTTGTATAAAAAATCATACAAGTCATTTTTATCTTTGAATGTTAAATGTTCTTTGATATTTAATGTTGTTAAATCCGAAATAACTTTATATTCAAACTCAGATTTTTCCTCTTCTTCTCTAAACGGATTTTCAATATACCACTTTTCATACTGTTCTTGAATTTTTTTTAAAGTATCTCTAAGTACACCATTAAGTTCTATTGCAATTCTCATTCGTCATATCGTTTTAATATTTTAGTAATTAATGGATTTCTAACTATATCTTCAGCTTGAAATTCAAAAACTCCAATATCATCCATATTTTTAAACTTTTGGATTGCATCATACAATCCACTATGTTTAATATCTTTGTATCTATCCGTTTGTTCTAAATCACCTGAAATAAAAAATTTAGAATTAAAACCAATTCTTGTTAGTAATAACTTCATTTGGTTTGGAGTTGAGTTTTGAGCTTCTTCAAAAATTAATATTGAGTTATCAATATTCATACCTCTCATAAAAGCCAAAGCAAAAACTTCAACAGCCTCAATTTCTTTTAATTTATCTCGTGATTCTTTTCCAATAATTTTATTTAACAAATAATAAGATGGAAAAATATACGGGTCTAGTTTCTCTTCAACGTTCCCAGGTAAACTACCAAGTTTTTCTTCAGCCTCAACTGCTGGTCTTACAATAATAATTTTTTCATAAGGAGTTTCGGGGTCACTTAATAGGTCAACCGCACTTTTCATTGCGATATAACTTTTACCAACACCCGCAGGACCTGAACAAATTGTTATTTGATTTTTGGTTAACTGCTCGTAATAAATTCTTTGATTGTCAGATAAGAATTTTTGTTTAGTTTTCTTTTTAACAATAGAACATATTAGTTCTTTTTTTGTTTTTACAACTTTCTCTTCACCTGAAGGAGTTGGTGTTGGGTACTTTTTTGGTCTTGTCGCCATTCACTTTTTATTTAACTTTATGCTTATCTAAGCTACCTGGTTCTCTTCTATAAACGGTTTTACCGTCAGGACTTTCAAAAATCCAATCTGTGTTTAACTCTCTGTCATCAACTTGAGATTTAATCCAGTTGTAAGTTTTGGTAAGTCCTACTAATAATGGTTGATTAACTTCCCAACCAATTTTCTCTCTATAAAGTTTGTTATCGGAGTTTCTACCTTTAACACCTAAAGGACATTTGAACCCGTATTTGTTAATAAATTCTTGACCCTCAATATTTTTAATATTAATGTTTTTACCTGAGATACTAATTGCCATTTCAGCGAGTTGATTAATAGTAACCATTTCTTCACTACCAATATTAACTGGTCCAGTAAAGTCACTATCCATTAATCTTAATACCGCCTCCACACATTCGTCAACATACAAGAATGAACGAGTTTGTAATCCGTTACCCCATACTTCAATCACATCACCCTCTTTAGATTCCGCAGCCTTTCTACACATTGCCGCTGGTGATTTTTCTTTACCACCTTGCCATGTACCTTGTGGTCCAAAAATGTTATGGAATCTTGCAACTCTAACATTTAAACCGTAGTTTCTGTTGTAAGCCAAATAAAGTCTTTCAGAGAATAACTTTTCCCATCCGTATTCTGAATCAGGATTTGCAGGATATGCAGATGATTCTTTACAGTTTGGATTTTCAGGGTCTAACTGATTATGTTCAGGATACATACATGCTGAAGATGAGTAGAATACTTTTTTGACTTTCTTTTTAACACATTCGTGAGCCACATTTAAATTAATTGTTGCTGAGTTGTGCATTACATTTGCGTCATTTTCTCCTGTAAAGATGTATAATGCACCACCCATGTCAGCAGCTAATTGATACACTTCATCTACACCTTCTTCTATAACAAGTTCAACAACTCTTGGGTCTGTTAAATCACCAACAATAAACTCATCACATATTTCATCTTGAAAAAAATATTCGTGTTTCTTTATATCACATATTCTTACATGATTACCTTCTTCTTTTAACCTTTTTGCTAAGTGTCCACCTATGAACCCTCCGCCACCTAATACTATTATTTTTTTCATTAATTGAAATGTTTTTGATATATGTTAAAATATTCAACAGTTTTAGCAGGAAGTAAATCCCTGTAGTCTTTTATATTATCTATAAGGTTTAATGTCCCTCTGTAACCAATAACTTCATTCTCTAAATTCTTAACCAAATCTTGTGGATTTCTTGCTTGGTATACCGAAGCTTTTGCAAAGATGACAGAGTTAGGGAAATAATGTTGCATAACATATGCTCCCCAAATATCATCCATTCTACCTGTATATGGAAAGACAGAATAATATTTAAGAACATCTCTGTGTAAGAAAGTGTTTTGCGAATTAAATGGCGTAAGTTGTTTTGTTGTGAACGGGTCAAATGGATTGAATTTTACGATTGGTTTTTTACTTAGTCTACAGATTGCGTCAATATCAGGGTCACCATCCCAAAACTCTGCTTGAACCATTGGAGTGATTTTTGTTTTTCCCTTGTATTCAATATTGTTTTTAACTTGTAGATATTCAATAGGGAAACCTCTGTGCCAAAGGTCATTATGTTCTGTGGTTGATATTGCATCAAAATACGGACATGAGATGTTTTCATATTCGTCAACCTCAATTTCTTGTCCCAGTAAAATATTGTCACCCCAGGAACTATAAGGAATATTGTCATCGTCAACTGTTGCAACAATGTCAGCACCATTTTGGTAAGCAAATACAAAACCAATATTTCTTCTTTGAATTGTTTTCCAACCAATTATTTCTGACAGTGCGGGATAAAGTTCGTCTTGAACATCAGGTGTTAAATAAACCACATTTTTATGTTCCTCAACCAATTTTTCATATTCTTCGTGAGGAGTTTTTGTATCACCAACTATAACAAAAATAAAATCTTTTTTATCGGCAATATCACAGAATTTGTGAGTTGCTTCTGTTGGTGAATTAATTGTTGTTGTAACTATAAATTTTTTCATTTTAATAAACTAAATAAATGTGGTTACCCTCTTCTGTGTTAATGATAGTATAGTCAGGGTTAATTGCGTAAAGTAATTCTTTGAATTCTTGTAATGACGGAAAGTTACCTTGTCCTAAATCTCTACAGTCATCAATTAACATTACGTGGTCTTTTCTATTACTTGATTTATTAATAGCAATTAATTCTTCTCTCAAAGGGCCATCTAACATGCTGTGAGCATCTAGTAAAATGAAAAATCTTTCGTCAGGTAATTCTTCTAAAACTGAAGATAGTACTTTATTTGAATTACCAAACAAGAAAGTTAAATTTTTATGTTTTTGATTAATTTCTTCATATAATTGTCTATAACTTTTTCCATCATATGGATTATGGTCAGGAAATAATTCAACAGTAAATGCTGCGTCAAAATGTTCCGCCAAGAAAATAGAAGTTCTAGCATCATGAGTTCCAGTCTCAATTGCAAAATTGATATCTTTAAGATTAGGAATTTGGTCTTGATATCTGTAAAGTAAACTTACAAATAAGTTTGGGATAGGGAGGCTAGTTTTATGTATACTAGACATTTGTTCCCATCTACTGTCACCAGTATAGTCTAAATTTAATTTCATATTAGTTATTAGTTATAATACATTTTAATACTCCGTCACCATAATCGGCAACTAAATCAAAGGCTTTTTGAATATCTTCAAATTTAAATTCGTGAGAAATAATCTTTTCAATATCTATATCACCTGTATAGTTTTTAACACAATCATCTAATGTTTGATTTGAACGTCTAACATTTTTGATTGTTAATTCTTTTGTTCTCATTCTATGAGGATTGTAATTTACCATGTCAGATTCAGGTATACCAATCAAAGCAACTTTACCATTTACTGACGCAACATTAATACACCCGTCAATTGACTCTGCAGTACCTCCTGTATCAACAGTAATTGTTGTACCCATACCATTAGTCATTTCTTTGATTTTTTTGTTGTAATCGTCAGCAAGTAAGTATGAATCTGTTGCACCAAATTCTTTTGCAAATTTAACTCGGTAAGGTAACTTATCAATCATGAAAATGTCTTTTAATCCCGCCTTCTTTAGAATAGAAAACATACATAAACCTATTGGTCCTGAACCAAAAATTGTTGCAGATTCTGTAAATTTAGGTTCAATTAAATTAGCAGTGTGTAAACAAACCCCTAAAGGTTCAAGTAAACTCGCTAAATTATATGACATTGAATCAGGAATTTTAACCAGTTGTAATTCTTCAACAACGACATAGTCTGAAAACGCTCCCTGTGCGTTGGCTCCCATGAATGTACCTTTCTCACAAAGATTGTGTTTACCTTTCATTGACCAATATGATGTTACACACGGCATACCTGGTTCTACAGCAACTCTATCCCCATCATTAAATTTAGTTGAACCGTTACTATCTACAATTACACCTGATGGTTCGTGCCCCATGTACATTGGTAATGGATTTTTGAAAGAACCAAGTCCACCCTCTTTGAAATAGTGCATGTCGGAACCACAAATTCCTACGGATTTCATGGCGACAAGTATTTGACCTTCTTTTAATAATGGAATCTCTTCTTCAAAGATTTCAATTTTTCTTATTTGAGTTAGTTTTGCGACTCTGTTCTTCATAATCAACTAATGCTTGTTTTAATACATCACATATGTAATCAATTTCATCAAAAGACAATTCAGGATAAAGTGGTGGGCATATATGATGATTACAATAATAATCAGTTTTTGGTAAATTTACATAGGAAAATTTACTTTTGTATAGAGGTTGTTGATGAACAGGTATTTTATATACTTCTCCAGTCAATGTAATATTCTTTTCTTTACAGTATTTTTTCAACCAAACACTATCAATTGGGGTCTTAACAATAGCCTTATAATAAGAACAAACTCCCTTTCCCTTTTGTTTCAAAACAAAGTATTTTGTTTCTTTTAGATTAGTAAAATATCTTTCTAGTAACTCCGTTCTTTTACTTATTCTTGAAAGAACTCTATCACACTCAATACTTCCTAACAATCCAGTAAATTCATTTATTTTGAAATTGTTACCTCCATCATTGATGATGATACCACCGTCTTTGTTGTCTCTACCAAAATTTTTGAGTGACTTCATTTTCTCATATAACTCTTGGTTATTTGTTGTTATTATTCCACCTTCACCTGTTGTCATAACTTTTGTAGGGAAAAATGAAAAACAACCAATCGAACCTATGGTGCCAGCTTTATAATTTCCACTTACCGAACAATGTGCATGTGCAGCATCTTCAATTAAATGAACTTTATTTTTTTTACACAAGTTAACTATTTTAGTCATTTTGTTAGATATGATTCCACCAATATGAACAATAATAACCGCTCCAACCTCAGGTGTTATTTTTTTTTCTAAATCATCAGGACACATTGAAAATGAATCTGATTCCATATCAACAAGTTCTACACTACCACCAGCATTTGTAACCGCAACACTTGTTGCAAAGAATGTGTTTGACGGTATTAAAACTTTTTTACCTCTAACATCAATTGACTTCAAAGCCAATTCAATTGCGGTTGTTCCATTAGAACAAGCTAAAGAATATTTTGAATCAGAAAGTTTTGCAAATTTGTCTTCAAATTCTTTTACATATTTTGATTCTCCTAATGGTCTATCTGATGATAAGATGTCCCATGAACCTTTTAAGAATTTAATCTTTGACATAAAATCAAATTTAAGTCTGAAGATAGGTATATTAAAATTTTTCATTATTATAAATGTTTTTTTATTTTTGCTGGTACACCAGCAACCATGGTACAATGTTGGACATCTTTTATTACAACAGAACCTGCGGCAACAATAGAGTCGTACCCTACCGATATTTTTGGAATTATGGTACTTCCTGCTCCAATAAATGAACCTTCACCAATACTAACGTATCCACATAAAGTTACATTAGGAGAAATTTGAGAAAAACTTTTTACTTCACAATCATGTTCAACAACTGAACCAGTATTGATTATAGTACAGTTATGGATTTTAGAATCTATATGTGTAACCGCATTTGGACAAATTAAATTACCATGTCCAACCAAACTTGATTCAATAACTGCGGTAGGGTGAATACAATTAATAGGTTCTTTATTAGTGTAATTCTTAATTAACTCGTAGTGTTTTTTTCGTAATTCATTATCCCCAGTTGCAATAAAATAGTCTATGTTTTCATCTTTTAATGTATCCAAAGATTCTTCAACTGTTCGGAATAACCGATTAGTTGTTATCTCATCACAGAAACATTCAACATAACGTAACCCATGATTAGGGTGTGTCATCTTAAAAATGTTTGTTACTATTTTAGCACCAGCATTACCACCAACGATAAAAATTGTTTTTGGAATTCTTAATACTGTTGCCATTCTAAATTAATTCTATTGGTAAATCTTCATTAAACATTCCCCAGTTATCAGAGTTTGTAGTTTCGTTGAAATCTTTAATGATTGAATTTTGTTCGGACATGGGAGGTATAGATTCATTTTCTTCCATATTTCCATTTTTTCCATGATTGAGATGGAAAATGTAATGGTCTAAAACTTCAATAGTTGAGTACCAAGATGCTTTTTTCATTACATTAGTGTCAATACCACAACCAAACAAAACTGACTCTTCAAATCCCTTCATTTGATTCCAAACATTTCTATGACCAACTTGATAATCTCCACAACAATTAATCAAAGACCACTTATCTTCGTTAGTTTCAATTCTTTCTTTTGGTCTGTAAGATTCTTTATTGTTCCAAAGTGTATTATACAACTCCTCGTATGATTGAAATCCTAAATGAAAAGCTTCATCAACATCTCTTCTAGGTACTGTATAAAAAATGTTTTCTTTTAATACTGAATTATCTAAAGGTGTTGTAACAATGTCTATGTTAGTTGAAATAATATAATCATTATCCGCTCTTCTGATACCAATATTTCTACCAATAGATTCTACTATTGTGTAGTTTGAAATATCAGGATATTTTTCATTCAAAAAATCAGTTGAGACTTGAACACATTTTAACTTTTTAGTGTGGGGTAATTTGTATTTAATACTTGAAATTACACCTTCACCATCTTTTGTTTTCCAATCAACAAAAATAACTTCGTCATGATTTTCTATTAGTGAACTAATCGCCATAGTAGTCCTTTGGTGTAAATTACCTCCATAGTTATCATTCCTTGATGTTAAAATTACCGATTTTTTCATATATTATCTCTGAGTTTTTTACAAACTTATTCTGAAATTATTTTCTTTTCAAAACTATTTCTTCAGTTCCGTAACCGATGTTATTAATTTGTAATATTTCCCAATCTTTAGCATTTTCACGTAACCATTTTTCACTAATAAAAACAACTCTTATAATTTGTTTTCCATTCCAATTTTCAAAATCGGCTTGTTTGTTTCCATCGTGTTTATGTTTTCCCTCATCATCTAACATTCCATCATACATTACAAAAATACAACCTGGATTTGCAACCTCTGCCAAATTCTTTAAAACATCTGATTTAAATTCTAAAGGAATATGTGGAAGAACCGCATTTGTGAACATAAAATCAAACTTTATAGGTAATTTGTCAATAAAACTTTCAGTCAAGTCTGATTGAACAAATTTCAAAGTTTCAGTCTCATATTTTTTAGCATAATTAATTCTGTTGTTTGATAAATCAATACCATAAGTTTTTTCAAAAGTTTCATTCAAAACCCTTGTAAAATATCCTTGAGCACATCCAACGTCCAAACAATTTTTATTTATGGTTTTATCGATTAAATTATTAATTCTTGGGATTAAGTTTTCTCTCATCCAATTTACATCTCTTTCGGGATAACCAGTTTCAGAGCCTGGCGTTCCTTCAGGGTTAATCAAACTTTCGTCTTCAAAATAATTTTTCAGTGATTCTTTAATGTTCTCTATCATCTTATTGGTATTCAATGTACTCTTTTATTTCTCTGATTTCAGAGTCTGTAATTTTATTTATTTGATTTTTTAGACTGAATCTTTCATCATTGGTAAAATAAACATTTCTTGCTAATTCAACAAATTCATCGTCAAACTTTTTTTTACTTTCCAAAACTCGAAGTTTATCTTCAATGTCCCAAAGTTTTGAATTTGTTTTTACTAATATGTGATATAATGTTTCAAGTTCTTTGTTATCTAAATAAACCGAAGATAAATTATACAACAATTCGAACTCTTTATTTACGTAATCTAACTTTTCTTTGTTAGTAATTTTTGTTTTTTTTACTTGTAGGATTGATAATTTGTCAATCAATTCCCCTACACTTACTGGTGTATAAATCATAATATATAAGTTAAATCTTTATCAAACATGTGTTCTACTTGATGGAAACTTGGTGGGTTGTGTCTTGAATAAACAGTTACGTTTTTCAATCCAAGTTTTGTAATAATATATAATATTGAAGTCTCGACAGTATAAATGTGTTTAGCTTTCAACAATAATCCAATCCAATCAAATAAATTATCCCAACCAAGATATTTCATCTCAACTGAGTTTTCATATTCTCCCATATGAATACATGGTTTAGAATCTGGAGGTGAACCAAACATTCGATTCACTAACACAAATTCTTTATCTTGAACACCGAAATAGTCAATCAATTTTTGTTCCCTTTCAAGATTTCTTTCAAAAGAAAAATGGTCCATCCAATCCGAATAGTCCATGTTTAACATTTTGTACTTTGCGTGCATTACCGAACAGTCAAAGTGTCTATCAAAATGTTGAATCGGTAAATAAACAGAATCATCTGAAATTTGTAGAGGTTTACTATAACCTTCCCTATAGATGTTTTTATGAGGAAAATTATCATTTTCATTAATGAAGTTTAATCCATCAACTTTTATGTAATCCTTTATAAATTCAAACTCAGATATAACTGGCCACCAAACTTCATACCCTTTGAAAATACAATCTTTTGCAATTTTTTGACAAAAGAAAATGTCTCCAATACCTGCGGGTTGTCTTATCAAACAAATTTTAGACATAGTAAGTTAGATAGTTTTCAAAAATCCAATCGTCAAGTACACTATATTTTTGTACTCTTTCATAATTATCTTTTATTGCATCTATTTTGGAATTATATAATTCCTCTGTCAATGTTGATACATCAAAATTACCGTCGAAAAAAATAATACCGTCCGAGTTAAAGTACTCTACAATTTTTGGAGTACCCATATAAACAGGTATAGTTCCTGTTGCAAAACAATCTAATATTTTTTCAGTAAAGTAAGTGTCATACGTATCATTTTCAACACAAAAAGAAAAACGGTAATCTTTCAAACCAATTTCTTTGTTTGGAATTTCTTGAATTCCTCTTCCAAATACATCAATCTTGTCTTTGTTTGCCATAGCAAAATCGTGTCTGATTTCATGTTGACGTGTCCATCTTTTATCGGAAGTAATCATAGAAGCCATTTTAGTTTTGAGATGAATACCAAATTCTTTAATGTAACTACCATATGCTGGTGTCCATTTGAATTTTGAACTTAACTGTAATAGTTCATCATTATGAGTCCAAATTTGCTCAAATGTTTCAAGTACTGCGTCTAAATTATTTTTGATATTGTCTATTGCACCACCATCAAACTTTCTTGATTCAATAACCCAAAGAAATTTCTTTTTTTCTCCACCATCAACTTTGTGGTCTTCAATACCTTTAAACAAATCGTTATCCAAATAAACAGAAATTGGATTATCGTAACTGTTAAAACACCATTCGATATGAACAGGTGCCTTGTTCGCAGTTGACCCTTTGTCATGTGCGAAATTTCTCGATAACATGTTTAACTTAACCATCCGTCTTCGTAATTAACCTCTAATACCGTCCAATATGGTTCGTAGATATCTTGATAATTTCTTGGGCCTCTTGGTCCAAACCAAATTGAAGGGGCGACTATTTTTTTATTTTTATTTGGGTTTAAAAAAGTTCCCCACCAAGAGAATGTAGAGTTAACCATTATATGATTTTTACATAGTGACATTAACCACATTTCTTTATAGTCCACATCATCAACATAAGTTACATTTTCAAATTTCAAGTTTTCTTTAACCCAGTCTTTATCGTCACTGAAAACAAATACATGAGAATATTCTCCAATCTCTTTTAGTGCCCTTTCCACATATTTTTTATTTGCGATTGGATGAATGTCAGGATTCATAAAACAATCTCCTCTACGAATGTGAATTGATAAAGTTTTTTCTTGATTAAGTTCTGGATGTTTCACATACATTTCTTGAATAAATTCTTCTGTCGGTGAAAAGATTTTTCTAATCTCGTCGTCAAATCCAAAAAAGTTTTTACTACTTTGGAAGTATCCATCAAAAACTGTATTGTGTTCTTTCGCATAAACATCTATGTATTCCCATGGACCTTCACTAACTTTTTCAAATCCATCAATACTTTCAACAAATTTCAAATTTCTGAAAATGTTGTCAAGATAATTTTCGGTTTGTCTCCCTTGCATTGGAGTCCACGAATGTGGTACAAAAACCGCCTCTCTGTTTAATTTCATTGCATGTGAGACGGCATGTGCTGCTTGAAAAAGTTGGTTTCCAAGTCCTCCCATTAAATTACAGGATATCAAATTACTCATCTAATTAATTTTTTTAGTTTAGTTTTATTTCTGATTATATTGGAACATCTTTCTTGTTCTCTATGTCCCCCGCCAGTTGCACTACCAATTTTATGGTCATTGTATGGTGATTCGGCATTATAAACATAATAAAGTTTTGGTATAAATCTATAATTTTCTTCCCCTGCTAACTCTAATAATGAAAAAGTATATGCAACGTCTGCTGCAGACTTGAAGTAAGTACCATCGTCATCTTTCAAATAACTTTCAGGTATTGCTTTCCATAAAAAAGTTTTCCAAGTTCTTAAATGGGAAAAGGTAAAAACGTCTTTTCTAACAGTATCAGGATTACATTTTGTTGAAAAACCTAAGTCACCGTGAGAGTACATAAATGAGCCATTAGTTAACCATACCTGACCGTCTGAATACATTTTTCTAATGTCTGAAACAACATCAGGGTTTAACAAAAAATCATCTCCATCAATTTCTATCACAATATCTTCATCGTCAAACTGATAAATCAATTCATCCAAATTTTTTAACTTGAATTTTTTTTCTTGATTGACAATTAGTTTGAAACGAGAGTCTCCCTCAATTAATTTTTTAGTAATTTCAACTGTATTATCAGTTGACATATCATCTATTAAGTAAACTTCAAAGTCTTTGTCAGACTGTGATTTAATAGTTTTAATACAATTTTTTATGTATTTTTCGGCATTCCAAAAACAACAAACAAATTTTATCATTGTAAATTAATTATAAATCCTTCAGGTTTAGTACCTTGTTTATAAAATTTTAATCTATTATCATAACTTTCTGACAAATAGTTCAGTTTTGAACTAATTGCGTCAATTTCAATTACGTTTACCATGTACCCCTCATTCAACAAATCTATACACAACTGAAATTGTTGTGACTCTTCCAAAATATCAGTTCCCCTTTTGTATGTGATATAGTTCATCACGAATGGATTAGATTTATCGGGATTCAAACTAACATAATAATCTTTTAAGAAAGTCGCGTGTTCTTTGTTGAATGAATCTACAGTTAATGGTAAATTCAACTCCATACCTAAATTTTTAGCATAATGTCCTAAAGCCCTATTGTCTCTTGGTAAACATGGTCCCCCAAAACCAAATCCATATTTCATGTATTTTTTACCAACTCTTGTATCACCACCAATAGCGCTTAATACCATATCTATCTCACCCTTAATCCCAGCCTTTGTCATGATGTCACCCATCATGTTAGCGTAACTGATTTTAGTTGTTAAGAAACAATTTATACCTATTTTTGTAATTTCTGCAGCTTTGGGAGACATAATATAAGCGTTAACAGGTGTAGTCTGAATTCTATTATAAATTTCAATAAGCTCATTTGCTAATTCTTGATATTCCGTACCAATTAACAAAATATCAGATTGTTCTAATCCTTTTACAATTTCACCTTGGGCAATAAACTCGGGATTATAAGCAACTTGAATATTAAACATATTCAATCTTTGTTGAATTTGTTCCACGTCACCAGGGTTTGTTGTACAACCAATAATGAATTTTTTATTATAAAGAGGTATATCAAGTGCTGATGCAGTATTAAAATTTCCTGAAACTTCAAAAACTTTCGATACGTCATAGTTACCTTCAATTGTTGAAGGAGTTGCAACAAATGTGAAAATAGTATCACAATTCTTTATAATTTCTATGTTGTCTGTTGTTGCACTTAGTTTAGTTGACTCAAACAACATATCTTGTATTAACGGTTCATTTGTAACACAAATTTTTTGATTAAGATTGTAAACATAATCTTCTCTAACGTCAGACACTAAAACTTCGTAACCATTTTTTTCACATAATAGTGCAAATGTAAGACCTAACCTACCTGCACCAATTACTCCTATTTTCATATAATTTCTTTTTCTTTTAAATCAAAAATTGGTATTGGAACCATTTTATGTTTATTCTTAAAGTTAAAGCTCCAGTATTTTTCCATAACTTCAAATTCTTTATTTGTGTATGTCAACTTATTTAAACCATATTCCATAGCCCATTCTAATTGTTCATAAGTGACACCAATTTGGTCTTCGTCTGTTCTATCATCTTCCCACAAACCATCCGTGGGTTCCGCATCAATAATTTCTTGAGGTATGCCCAAGTAACGTCCAAGTTCTCTAACTTCAGTTTTATACAAGTCTGCAATCGGAGAAATATCAACTCCACCATCACCATATTTGGTATAAAACCCAACACCAAAATCTTCGACCTTATTTCCAGTACCAACTACTAAACCACTTACTGATGCTGCGATTTGATAAAGTGTAATCATCCTCAGTCGTGATTTTGTATTAGCAAATCCTAATTCAGAATTAAATTTATTTTTGAATATTGGGTGTGATTGAAATTCACCAAATGTTTTACTTAAATCAACGTTGTACCCTGAAACATTTGTTTTATACTTCGCAATTAAAAATTCCATATGTTTTTCAGATAACTCCGTATTTTTTTCATTTGAATTAATTGGCATTCCTACTAAAATAGTAGGAAGTCCTGTTTCACTGCAAAGTGTTGAAACAACTGCAGAATCAATTCCACCTGAAACACCAACAACTAAAGTTTTTAAATTATTTTTGGTGACATAGTCTGAAATCCACAACTTAATTTCTTTTGCCAAGTTTTGATAATCAACGATTCTATTCATTATAAAATTTTTAAATATTCTTTTTTTATTTGGTTTGCAACATTTAATGTGTGGTACTTTTCTAAATCTGATGGTGGATTGAATTTTTCTTTTGATAATATAAATCCATTAGAATCTACTTTATAAATCCAACTTGGTTTTCCACATAACCAACCTTCTATAGTTGTTCTACCTAATTGAATCCCTGCAGTTTCCTCACACTTGTATATAAAATTTTCAACCGACCAAATTGGTGGAAAATATTTTACGTGAGGTTCAAACAATACTTGTTCTAAATAATTTCCTTTATCTTCACCTACTAACCAAAGTTCTTTTCCTTCTTCTTTGGTTCTTTCCATTAAATCTAATATTGTTTCTTTTCTTAAGTAATCAATTGTCCCAACAAATAAAACTGAATTTTCAGTTTTTACATTTGATTTTGGTTTAAATTTTTCATTATCTAATGGATTATAAATAACGTCTACAGACTCCTCAGTTATTTCAAATTTATTTACAATATGTTCCTTAATTTCAGGTCTAATTGCAATATATTTTTTAATTGATTCGTGTTTGATGGGGTCTTCTAGTTCAATTACTTCAGAATGTATTGAATATATTTTATCTATTTCAGGATAGAATTGAATCATTCTTTCAGCAACAGGTTTGTGTTGCATATGAATAATATCATAGTTAACTTCTGAAACTCTATACATTACATTTTCAGTTGAAGGTTTAAAACCTTCAGGAGTAGTAAATCCCCATTTCCCATCACCAAGTCTAAATCCTGGTGATTCTTCAAATGAAAGGCATTTAATACCGATTCTTTTAGCCATGTCGGTCAATGGCCCTCCAATTTGAGATAGAACTGTAACATCACAATTAAGTTTCATCAAACTTTTTGCAAGTTCGTACACATATAATTCAGAGCCTGTAAAAGTTCTGAAGAATAGACAAGAAATTAAGACTTTGATTCTTCTTGTGGGGTCAAATGGAAGTTTTATAGGTAAACTATCTTTATATTTTTCTGAGAATAATTTTCTATTTTCTTCCCATTGTTCGTTTGTCTGACCAATAGATTTGTGAGTAACTCTAATGTTAGTGATTACACCAACCTTAACTCCTTGTAAATAATTTTCAAAACAGAAAGGAATGTCATAAAAGTGAAACCCTTTAAAGTCCTCAATAAAGTTTGATTTGATTCTTTTTTTGTGAATTGCCATAAATAAACCATCAACAATAACAGTTTCAAATACATTATTATGGAACGATTCAGAATATTTTGATTCCCATTTTTTCCCTTCGTGTTCATGGTTTACAATACCAACCATCTTCTTTCTATCTTCCCACCATTGTCCACTTGTCGGCATAGATGTGGAACCAGCCATACCTATAATACCAAAATCACTTTTTTCAAAGTGTTTTAATATTTTGTTGTACCAACCAGTTGCCTCAAAATAAATGTCGTCGTGACAAAGTATTACAATATCAGTTTTAGACTCTTCAAGTATTTCATTATAAACTTGGGCAAGAGATTTCTCACCATTGTTTATTTTTTCAATTACTTCTAATTTTTTAAATCCTGAACTTTTTTTGAGATACTCAATAAACTTTGGATTATGTTCTCTTGTTGAATAACCTACTGTAATCATTTGTATTAAATTCCTGTGCTACCGAATCCGTTATTTCCTCGGTCTTTATTATCTACTTTTTCAACTAATTCAATGTTAACAAATTTACCATTCATAACAGGACATAAAACTGCTTGAGCTATTTTCATTCCTTTTTTAACTGTAAATTTTTCATTTGATGTATTGAATAATATTACTTTAATTTCACCAGTATATCCTTGGTCAACAGTACCAGGTGTATTTAAACAAGTAATACCATAATTAATGGCTAATCCGCTCTTTGGACGAACTTGGATTTCATATCCCTCATCAAAAGAAACTTTTAATCCTGTTGCAACTAATGCTCTTGAAAACGGAGCCATATCTAATTCTTCAACAGAATATAAATCAAATCCAGAATCTGAAGGGTATGCATATCCTGGAAGAATCGCATCTTCATGAATTGTTTCTATTTTTATAGTTTTTGTTTTCATGGCAGTTTCCATTTCTTGTTGAATTTCATCAAAAGAAATATTGCCAATAAGACTTTCTAATCCTGCAAAAGATTGCTCATCTGGTTCGATACCCATTTGATTCTTTAAAGATTCAAACTGTTGTTGAATTTGATTAAGTAAGTTTGGGTCTAATGTGTTTTTCATCGTTTTAATTCTACTATTTTTTTTATTACATCTATCAATACTGATACATCCTTTTCACAATATTCTACAATACCTTTAATGTCTTTCTTAATCCAAAACGCTTCGTGAACTTTATTTCCTGTAACCTCCATATTTTTGGAAGACTCAACGCCTAAAGAAACACACATAAGTTCCAAAGATGCGATAGAACCGTAACTACCGTATTGCCATAATTCTTTGGTATCTAACGCTTTAACCTCCCAAGGTTTAGTATCATGACCTGGTAATATTTTTGGAGGTAGGATTCCATTTATAATCATTTTTTTTGCCAACATTGGAATATCAAATCCTTTTACATTATGTCCACACAAGAAAAATCCAAGTTCTCCAACTCTATATAAAAGTTTTTGAACATCTAATAACATTTTACCTTCGTCAGGGTCACTGAATGATTGCATTTTAACTTCACCATTGTCCATCACAAATGCAACACTGACACATGCAATTCGTGCAAATTCAGGAACTAATGCAGACCTATTAACAAACATTGTTCCAACAGGTTTGTCAGCATCTTCAGGGAATCTTTTTTGGAACCAATCTAAATAATTTTCAAATTGGAACGAAAGAGCCTCGTTATTTTTGACTAATGAATCCCAATCAGGTTGAACTCCAACGGTTTCAATATCAATGAATAATAATTTGGTAATAGGTATGTTTATCATATAATTGATTTATAAAATTCTGCTCTGTTTTTTGTAACTACGTTTAAATCGTATGTGTCTTTAACTGTTTCATATAACCTCTCTCCCATATCTTTAGCCATATTAGGATTCTTAATTAGTTTCTCAATATACTTCGCCCAGTCAGAGTGGTTTCTTTGCTCATCAACCAATAAACCATTACCATCAACAAAGTTACCGTGGTCTAAACAATGTTTAATATCAATTGTATATGGACCTAAGTTTGATGCAATAATTGCTTTCTTGTAGAATCCTGCCTCAATAACTTTTAACTGTGACTTCATTCTGTTGAACATGTGATTCTTAATTGGTGCTAAAGAAACATCAAACTTTGAATAATTTTTAGCGTAAGACGTAACAGGTTTTGTCCATACTCTTGAATACGCTTCGCTGTTTTCATTCGCATAAGTTTCTTGTCCGTAAGTTAATAAATGTTTTTTATATTCTTCAGAAACTGTTGAATAATTTTGGGTAAATATTTTTTCATAAGATGCCCAAACAGTTTCATGAGGTAAAATGTTTCTTTTATTATGTTCTCCTGTTGCTGAATTGATTTCAGTAACCGTTCCTCTTGTATCAAAGCCACATAAAACAAATTGGAATTTGTCTTTTAAGTGAGTAATTTTACCTAAAGATTGGTCTAATAACTGAATATCGTGTAAGTGAGATGAACCACCTAACCAACCAAAACGTAATCTGTCCGATTCAATTGTCGGTTCTTTAAACTGAGACTCATTTGGATTAATTGCGTTAGGGAACACAACTACATTAGGATTAATCTTTTTGATTTCATCTGCAAATAACCCTGTGGTTGTTGTCACATATTTTGCAACTTTAAGGTTGGCAACAATCTTTTCATTAATCTTATTAAATTTAATAACATCGTGAATAGGGTGTTCTTTACCTGGCATCCAATAGTCATCAATATCACCAACAGTGATAACGCCTAATGAATTTAACATTTGGATTAATCGGTTTGCCTTATCAAAATCAGGACCAATACTTCTGTGGAAAGATACTATTTGATAATCAGTCCAAAAGTTAACATCATCATATGGTGGTTCATATACGATATCTACGTGGAAATCATCTCCGTATAAATTCTGAAGAAAAACGTGAGGGTCTACAGACCTAAATTTACCAACACCTGTACGGTCGGATGGTACTACTAAAACTTTGATTTTTGACATATTAAATTATTGTATTCAATAAAATATAATAATTTATGTCAGATAAAGAAAGGGGTTAAGACAATTTTTTAATTTTAGTTACCTTACCTTCAAAAACGTGTTTACCAACTTTGAAACTGAATACTTCGTTAGATTTTTCAGTACTTTCGGCAATTAATCCATTTTCGGACAAAGCATCTTTAACCGCTTCTTTAATCATCTTTTGGATTAGCTTATAATCAATAGATGATGAGGTTGTGTGTGTTTGAGTTTTTGATTGAGGAATTTGAGCCGTTTGAGGTTTTGCGGAATCAGGTAAATAACTGTTACCGTTTTCTTTCATTAATCTTGAAGCTCTTTCAATTAAATCATCAGATAATGTAGCTGTTGGTTGTTGAGGTTGTGCAATGGGATGTTCCATCATTAACTTTTTAATTTCGTCAGGAAGTCTTGAATTTTTAATGGCGTCAACAGTTGGATTACCCACAGGTTTTGTATTAACTCTTGGTGCTTCTGACAAATAAGGTTGCATCATTTGTCCTTGTTGGGGTGCCTCCTGTAAGAATTCTTGAGGAATATTATATTTTGCTTGAGGGATATCAAACTCTGGCGTTAACATTTGATTAGATTGTGGTCTATAATCACTTTTAGAAATTCCTTCTGTCTTGTCCATTATGGCTTTAGATACCATAAGTTTTTGCATTAATTGGTCCATGTTTTTAAATTAAACTGTTTGTTGTTCAGGAGTTGGTGGTGTGACAGGATTGTTATCAAATTTTGCAATTGTAATAATACTAGCCATGCTTTTATCCCCGTTAAAATTATAACCTGGATGGGGTTGATTGTAAACCTCACCAGTAGGTTTCAACGATAAGATTTTATCTAATCTAAATAATCTCCATCCTGGTAATGGCTTTTCGCCTTTATATGCCGTATGAGAAGCACCTTCACGGTCCCAACCTCTCATCACTAAATTTCCTGCTTTACTTTTACCTAAAGCTACGGGTTCAACTTCACGAATACCTCTACCACCAGGTTCATCGCCATCATAGTAAATTGTAATTACTTGCTTTTTATTTATAGCATCTTGTACACTACCAATAGAAGCAATTTCACAAAGTAATCCTTTTAATGACTCTTGAAGTTTCATTAGAAATTAGGGTAGGGTTTTGATGAGTTAAATTTATTTATTTTTATTTCATTTTTTCTTTCTACAACATCTGTAATAGTCCCTGCTGCGGGATTATAAACATCAAGAAAAACGCCAGTACCTCTACCTTTATCATCACCGTTAGCGACCGCATCTTGATTGGTTGCCGAATATGGATTTCCAATTCCATTGTAATCATTTCTAGGTATAAGTCTAGCTCTTTCTTGGTCTGCAATTGCTGTCAATGCATTTGGTTCATTTTGACTTAAATCAACTGTTAATTCGTTTGCCATGTTTTTATAGTTTTGACATTATTTCATTTATTCTTTTTAGGCTTTCAGTTACCGCAACATCATATTTGTCGGTAGTCTTTAAATGTTTTTGAGACGCTCTTACGTTATTAAAATCTTTCTTTTCATGAGGGTCTAAGAATTGGTTTTGCATTCCTGTGTTCATCTTGTTGGTTTTGGTCATCTTGATAAAATCCCTCATTCTTCTCAACTCATTGTCAACCCAATTTTTAATTTCAACACCTCCATTTAAAATAAATGGTAGTTCTTTTTCATTACCTTTAAAATTATCAAAAAAGTTTTTAATTCTTTTAAGTTGCTTATATGAAATAAATTTTTGGTCTTGAAGTTCTTTATTTCTAAGATAACCTTCAGTATTTGCATCTGCACCAACGGCTTTATCAAAACATATTTTCATATGTCTTCTTTTATCCGAAGGGAATTCAATTTCTTTATCGTATAAACTACTATTCACTCTTTAATAATTTAATTAATTCTGCAACCGTTAATCCTTCTTTCTCAGCTTGTTTCTTTAATGAAGAAATATTTTTCTTTAATATACTAGAAACTTCAGATTCTTTTTTTCCAACTTCTGATGTATCAGAATTTTTTTTACCCATCAAAATATCTTCAACCACCTTAATCATTTTTTGTTTTTGAATTTCTGAAAGAGTTGCTCTTGTTATAAAATTCTTATCGTGGTAGTATTTTGATTTTTTATCTTTCTTACCTGAAGGGTCTTTACCTTGTTGTTTTGTTCTTTCCTTAGCATCATCTGGTTCTAAGTTCATCTTCTTAACCAAGTATTTGTAAGTTTCAGGACCATCCATGTCTTCAGTTTCTTCATAACCAAACGCTCCCGATAAATCAATTTCATTAACTTCTTCTTCAACAGATTCACCATAATAAGTCCTATAACCACGAGAAATTGGGTCATTAGTGATTCTAGCTGCGGCAACAGTTTGGTCCATTGTTTTCTTTGGATGTAATTTAGGGTCTAAAATTGGTATTTTGGAATTTGACATTGCTCCGTCCAAATTAACCAATTCTTCCAAATCTTTCTTTACACCTTTAGTTGTTTTAATTTTTTTCTCTTTGGCGATTTTTTTAATGTGGTTTTTTACTTTCTCACCATCCTTTTTAGGGAAGTGAATAACCTCATCTTTTTTACGTGCTTCGTTCAAACTTCCCTCTACAGAGAAATATAACGAGTATTTGTCTCCTTTGTCTCTAAGGAAAAAATAATATGGTGATGAATAAAATTCTGAATCTGCTGCAATCATCTCTATTTTTTATTCTATAAATACTAGGATATAAGGTATTTATCAATAGTCTATGGCATATCAAAATATAAATCAGTATAATTTTAGAAGATTTGGTCTAAAACCTGTTAATGAAATAACAGATATTTGTCTAGCTTCTGACGAAAAAGATTACGACCAAGAGGTTGTTTTCTCTCCTCTATTGATTGGAGAGGACGATGGTAACCGAATGCCGTTTAAATTTGATTTCAACAGTTCGAGTACAACTTTATGTCAAACATCAGCTTGTACTTTTGATAACAATACAATAGTTTCTGAAAATTATTGGAACCCATTACTTATTGACCCTAACTTTTGTCCAATCGTTACTAATTTATGTGATGTTGGATTGACGGGTATTGATAATGGATTGGTAAAAAATATGTCGGGTGAAACAATTCAAATCACCACAGGACTTTACGAATCAGAGTCAGACAAGTTTAGTAGATACAAGTACGATAGAAGGATGAAATTACATCCTATCACTGGTTTTACCACAACCGAAAATAGATTATGGGACGATAATTCATATAACTACGATATGTATTACGCAACGGATGGTAATCCTGTTGGATACTTCTCAAGATTAGATGGAGGATTCTATCAAGGATTTTATAAGATTGCTGGATATAATTACCAAGTTTTTCCTGAAAGAGTTAGTTTAGGTTGGACCGCTGAGTTTATGTTAAGATATAGATGGACTGGAGATACTTCGGTTGGCTTAAATAATAGATACCCTAATAATAAAGGAACATTCTTTTATATGGGGGCAAGAGCCGAGAATAAATTTTATCATTATGCGGACGGAGAACCAAAACAAGATACGGGATATACAAGAGTAACTTCAGGTTTAACTTGTATGCACACTTGTGGTTGTGCTAGTAGTGCAAACACATCATCTATGTGTCTTCAAGTTTATCAACCATCAGGTGGTACAATAACTCACTGCGATTGTGGTTGTCCTTGTGATTGTCATACAACTGCAAAATACCCTGAAAAAGGCCCTTTATATGATGAAGTTTCTAACGCACTATCATTAAGATTAAGTGGTGATACAGGTAGCCCAAGATTATGTGTCAAGACATATAGAATAACAGGAGGGTGTGAATTTAGTGGTGTGTGTTTGACTGGAGTAACATATCAAACAGGAACATCAGTTACAGAATGGTGTTCTACAAGAGGTATATTTGATGATTGTAGTGGAACTACATATCCAAATGTTGAACATTGGGTTCAAATAGATACGGTATTCCAACGAAACGAGTGGTTGGATAAATGTGATTTATACGACAAAGGTGGACTTGGTCTATTGGTTAAAAACACATATTTTGCAACAATAGAAAATAGAAGTAATACTTTAGTTGAGCCTCCTTTAACTCACGAGCAACCTTATGACCCAGCAAGTACTGAAGTTGTTACGTTTAACGACATGTGGACTGTAGAACAAAAGTACAGATTAGGTACTCTTAAGTTTTATGTTAATGGTAAATTGTTTATGGTTGCGGAAAACTTTGAAGAAATTATTCCAAGACTTTTAAACGTAGAAAAAGAAAAACAAATTGGTGTTGGTTACAATATTTCAATTGGTGGTGGTACTCAAGGTCTTCACGATAACTTAACATTCTCAGGAGGTTGTCCTGCGGAATTGAGTGGACTTACTTACCAACAAGACCCCGAATCTTTAACAACTTATGACTTAGACCACACAATATATTCAGGTCTTACAACTCAAATAAGATTAGAAGAATTATTTGGCGGTAGTATGATTGGTGACATCAGTGCATTTAGAATGTATACTGAGCCATTGAACGCCTCTCAAATTAGACATAACTTTAAAATTCAAAAGAGTAAGTATAATTTACTTGACCCTAATTGTATTAATTGTAGAATCACAATTCCAAATAACGATTTGTCATACGTTTCAGTCCCTTGTCCATCACTAACATACGAATTAATTCCAATAGGAGACTTAATGTATAATAATATTCCATTAAGTAATTTAGAAAGTTTAGATATACCTATTGGTGAATTATTATATAATATTATACCGTCAAACAATTTAGAAAGTTTAGATATACCTATTGGTGAATTATTATATAATATTAT